TAACTTCTTATACCTGTCGTAATCATATAGTATGTTCTGATGTTGTTCATAGAGCATTCCAAGTTCCCACTTAATCCTCGCCATAATGTTTTCCATTGTAAAGCCATTACGGAAATAAGCAGATTTGGATAGCCCTTTGCATGGCTTTTCCATTGTAATAGAGTAAGTGGAATAAGGGATAATCCTGCAATTTCCCTCCAATGCAATTCCTCTGTATAGCGTATTGATTTTGAAAGTTTCTATTCTCATAACCTGTCCTCCCCGTCAAAAGTCAACAACTCTCCGAACAGATATATTTTCTTTTCTCTCAGTAAGTCATAGTCAATGGGTGGGATAACATTGTTTCTTAATGCGATTTGGCACATTTTCAAAATCTTGCCCATATTGTTTTCTCCGACAAAGTTACCGACATCAGTTATTTTGCCACATTCCTCAGATATAAGTACATTCAAATCTTTCTTCTTCATGCTAGGATATTCAGCGCATAGTTCTTTCTTCCTTGCCCTACGTGCTTTCCTTAGTTCCTTGTTCTTTGCTCCCCATATCATACAGGTAGCTCCGTAATTGGCTGTGCTGTCTTCAATGATAACAGCATCGTCAGGAATGGAAAGGAGCAAATTTCTGAAGTCTGCATTGCCTATGCACTTATGCCAAACCACATAAAGCATCCATTGCAGACGGACATCTTCCCAATCTTGCCTGATATGCTCTGCATTTCTGCATTTGATAACTTTTTTGGCAAGAAAAGCATTAGGCTCTGCCTGCAAATCACGCTGTATGGCTTCATTTAGGGCTGTATTTGAAGAGAACTCCCCACAAAGGTAGGCTACTTCACTCGTGCGAAAGATATGTCCGTTTAAGGCGAAAGAATAGCCTTTGCATAGATTCCCTAAACAGAGAGTGATTCCATCTCTAACGTCTGTAGCCTTACAGAAAGGCCAACAATTCAGTTTGTTTGCATCATACATCTCAGTACGACCCAAAACAATGTTCCCGAAAAGTGAATGATTAAAAGTGTTGTGGCGACTGCCACCAATAATGTTACGGTCATCCATATTGTTTATTTTTGATTATTAGACAATCCGCATCACTTTACCACCGCGGCTACAATATTCAAAGCTCGGTTGGTGTACATCCAAGTACTCTTGATGCTTTACGGTTGCAAATATAGCACATTTATTGCGTAAATGAGTAATCCTTGCACCCAATTTTTGTTAACGCAAATCATTCCACATATTCAATAGAGATTGTAAACAGGTCTTTTCCATATCGACACGGTGTTTTCTCATATTCTCGCCATGTATATCATTTTAACGATGTTACCTCTTTCATCATATTTATAGACTAATGTCCTTTCTTTTCTCTTTGCATTCATAAGCATGTTCCGTTCACGAAGGCCGACCCATTCCGTATAATAAAGAATGTTATCTAAAGCATCTCCACCGCTGCTGACACCCATCTCGCTCATTAACTCCAATCCGCTAAATCCTATGTTGGTGTCGTTTTTTATATTCGGTGAGTATTCATAGCTGTCATAGTCTATCTTGTATTCATTGCGTTCCATTCCACTAAGACTTTCTTTATATTCGTCTTCTGTCAGTTCAGGAGCATATTTCTTGTGCTGTTCGTCTGTCAGGCTATAATAGATTTTCTGTGGATAAAACCCTTGATGGGTATAATAGATTTCTGAAAAATGGAATCTTTTACCCTCGTGAAAACCATTTCTGCTGGAATAGGAGTTTGGGTATTCTTGATAATGAGTCTGCCATTCGCTCTTGTCTTTTCTGAATGTTCCTCAAAATCAGTAAAAGGACAGATTATTTCTTTCAGTCTGTTTCTTTCATCATACTTGAAATAGATGGTGTCTTTCTGTGCAATTCTGATACGGCTTATCATTTTCAAGCCATCAGAATTTAATCTCTGTGCATAGAGATTTACTGATAATAAACACAAAATAAAAAGCAAGACTTTCTTCATATACAAACTTTTTTAAATATGTCGTCATATATACTGTATGTACGTTGAATATATACTGCATCTGTCTATGGATATATACTTCCTTGATAAAATTTGTGCTACTTCGTTTTTAATGCGGTAGTATTGTCAAATTGCAGAGATTCGTCTTTATTTTTTGAAATACCATTCATTGATTCGCCTTAGAGAAACCAAATCAAACAGAATAACTTTCCGTTCTTTATCCTTGCGATGGAATGTTTGTGTTTCCATGGTATAGCCGCAGCAACGCACCTCATCTACAAGATATATCTTATCATCATCTCTTTTAAATAAAAGTATTTTCCTTGCGTTATCACGGATTGCCTTATTTATTGGGCCAAAATCTTGGTCAAACCTCACATCTTTCCCCACACCTATTATCTTATAATGAGGACTGACGTTTTGTTTATACTCTATGCTGACCAAATTTGCAGAAGTCAGAAGAATAGCAAGCACTTCTTCTTTTAGAAGATATTTTTGCCTGTCAAACACGTTTCCAATCTCCCAAATATCTCCGACATTCAGGGTATATCTTTTGTCATTAAAAGTAAAACATACCTTGTCTTGCAATGATTGCTGCATTTGCTTGTCCGTAATCTTAGGATTTTCGGTTACGCAATGATTCTCCTGCAAAACGCTTTCTGTACAAACTTTGTTGTTCTTAGTTTCTGCCGCTATGTCAAGTGCCTTTTCAAGTTGCTCTATCAATGTATCTTCTTGTGCATTTTCGAGCGTAATGGGCACTATCCGAGTGGGCAAGTCGATCCCTTTATCAATGAAATGTGCTTGTTCATAAGTCTTGTAATAGACTATTTTATGTGTATTATGACGTATGTATTGAGTGACAATCAAGCTATTGCTTTTAGGAACAATCCAACAAATATACTCCTTATGCAACACGTCCGTACACTTCCTATTACATTGCAAATAACCACCACGTGTTATTCTTTCAGACGTTTTAATCGAAGTGCAATATTTAATTGAAGAAGGCAATTGGTTCTTGCATTGAAAAGGTTGTTTTTCTTTCCTCATCGGTTGCGCATTACGTTTTTCGTCTTTCTTCTCTATCTCATTAGACTCATCAATGTCTGTCTGGTTTGTGCCTTCTTCATTATGAACATCTGTCGTTTTCTCTTGTTTGCTTTGGGCATAAAGCGATTGGGATAGAGCTTTCAAATCATTGGCCGATTTCTCAATGTCACTCAAGAATACCTTTTTGCCTTTTTCGGTATCAGTGTCAACCAACATATAAAAATCGCCGTCCAAATCGTAAAGCCTGATATTCTCCCAATCTAAACAAAGTGCAGGCTTTCCGTCTTTCGTATTAAATATTTGCCAACCCGTAGAGCCATTCGCTGGTACGTCAGGCGATGAGTTGTAAAAGATATAGTTTCCTTTGAACAAGAAATTCGGGGTTCGCCATTGAGGGTTACTTAGGCATCTGAATTTCCTGCACAAGAACAATTCAAAAAGGCTTTCTCTGTGCTTTTGGCAGAGCAGATAGGAGGAATCAATACATTCAATAGAATCATAAATTGAGGGATGATTTTCAATCTTATGCGCTTTCTCATTATACCTCCAAATGCACATACCACCATCGGCTCGATTTACTATGAAACAGTTATAATCGAGTTTTTTGCCTAAAGACCATCCTTCTTTCAGTTTATACCCATATTCCACTTTCCATAGGGGTTTTTGCATATAAACATTGTAGTATAGCCATCTGCCTCCATAAGTCTTTATAGGACGCACTCCGTTATATTCTTCCCCAATATACCCACATACATGTTTGTCTATATATCCGTCCTCATAGAACATATAAGCATAGTTATGGTCGCTTCTGTATGCCACAAACGACAAGCTATCCTCAGAGTAATATTCAGTTTTCTTGAAGAATATCCGATTAAATGCGTAAGTCTGTTTTTTTGCATTGTACAGATAGAAATCATCCCTTTGGGCATCAGGCCACAGAAGATAGTAATTGCTACCTTCTGCAAGCCTTTCAATCTTGAAGAAATTAGTATCTAAGCTATAAGTGCCAAGGTTTAGCGTATAACGTCCATTGCCAACAGGTATAATCTCTGCCCTAAGCCGATTGGTAAAATCATTCATACTCTGTGTTTTCAGATGGTTCGATGCTATCTGCTGGTATATCAAATATAAGGTCGCCGTTCAAAAGAATAGTATGTGTGCCATCTTCATCCCGTGCTACAAATATACATTTGTATTCGTTGAAAACTTCGGGATCTTCTTTACTCGACATTCGGTAAATGACTTCCGTTTTCTTTTTGAACTTACGCTCATTGCCCAAGTCTTTATATGCCAAATCTGCTTCATTATTTAAGACACTTTGGCACAAATCGTTCAAAGCATCTACAGTCTCAGAAGTAATATTCGGACAAACAGAGGCTGTGATTACTTCCATATTATCGGCGATATACTCAAAAATCTGCTTCAGCAGATGTTCATCCAAGGCTCTACTGGTCAGGTTCAAGTCGTTTGCGTCATAAATGGCTATAAAACAACATCTCGTTTCAATATGTCATTGCTATTGAACAGCCTACCTCCTCTATAGTTAATATCGTTCCTCTCAAAGGCTCTCAATCGCAAGAATACTTCAAACAATATCGTTGCAATGTCTTGCCTGTTTACCCCTTGGGCATTCAATGAGGGATGAAAGAATACGACTCCTGTTGTTGGGAAAGGAGGTATTTTGAGAATCTTAGCATCACCATTGGAAGATTTATATCTAAAATACTCTTTCTTCTTATTATGATTTTCCCAATAGCCATAGATGTTATAATACTCCCTAACGCTAAGATTATAAATCTTTGCATCTCCAAAATAAATTGTCCTATATCTAAAATCTTTGTTGAAGTTAGGTATGATATATCTTGATATTTGAGGAGAAGTAGACAAGTAATCGTTCTTCCATTCACGGGCTACGTTAATTTCCTTCTTCGGGAAGTTGATATATCTGACTCTTTCCCTAATGTGTTCACCTTTGTACAAAGTGTTTCTTACAGCACCTTCATAGCCTTCAGTCACTACTTGTTCCCGTGTAATGCTTTCTCTTGGAATAGAATCATTCTTTTCCCCTATTACTGGTAAAATTTTGTATATGTCAGAGATGAAGCGCAAGGGATAAGCAATTTGCGGTGCGCCCACCAAGTTGTTTTCTTTCTCTTGGTAATCTTTAGATTCTTGTCCTGTAAGAATATCTTGACACAATTTTGCAAATGAAGATGGGAAACATCCTCCGTCATCGAACTGTTGGGCTTGATTAAATTCCTTCTTCCACTTGGCATATTCGCAATAATCTGTATTACCTACATGACAAAGCGCATGGATGTTTTGCACTGTTTTGTCTTCCAAATATAAAGCAGGTTCGTAATTTGGCAATACTTTGTCAATGTCATAGTTGTACTTTTGTTCGTCAAAAAGAAGCTGCGAAGCAAAAGAACTTGTTTTTACCACAATTACATAACTCTTTTCACATCCATATCGTCCGACACGGCCAATGCGCTGCATATAGCTATTCTTGTCATACGGCATATCTGCAATGATGGCTATATTCAGTCCGTCAATGTCGATTCCAATTTCCAAGGCACTGGTACTTATGACTCCTTTGAAGTCGCCTTTGTTCAGTTTTTCCGTTATAACATTGACCGATTCAGTTTCATATCCTGAACGATAAGGATATATACCCGATTCTGATGCATTCTCCGAAACCATTATTCTGTGAGCCATTTCGCCTGCCCGTTGTCTCCCTTCTACAAACGTGATACTCTTAGCGTCATCCACTGTAGAGAAATCATACACCATATTAACCACATCGGCATCGGTATCATCCTGTTCTACAAAATAGAATACCTTTTCAGCCATAGGAGAAGCATCTTGTTGAATACTTATTTCTTCAAAACCTGTTACTCCCGTTATGTTGAAAGAATGTTCTATGGCATTGGGCAATGTGGCAGAGGCTGTAATATATTGGGCAAAATCTTTGCTCTTTCGTTTCAACAACCTGCGAATATTATTGAAACGGCGGAACAAATAAGCAGAGTTTGTGCCAAACACGCCTTTGAATAGATGCAGTTCATCAATAACCACCAAAGAAACATTTTTGATGAAATCTTGTATGGCTTCCCCTACAGTGTTGTCATTAAGCCTTCCTAATAAGAAAGCGTGTATCACGTCGGGAGTGGCCACTACTATCTGACTATTCTGCAAAACAGTTTTTCTTGTCTCAGAATCCGTAACATCCCCATCTATCTTTCCCACTTTGAATCCTGTCTTTTCCCATCGTTCCAATTGTTGACGGTTTAGGGCTTTCATTGGATAGATGGCTAAAATTTTTGAGTCAGGCGATTCTTTCAGTTTTTCGATGGCAACGATTTGAAAAATTTCCGTCTTGCCTGAACTTGTGGACGTAGTAATGCAAAGGTTTTTCCCTTCTTTAGCTTTCTTAATGGCCAAATATTGATGTTCCCAAAGTGTATTTATGCCTTTGCCCTTTAAGAAAGCGATAGATTGCTTTGACAAATTCAAATCAGAATAAGATACGGATTTTGCATCCCGTTTATTTTCTCTTTTCTCCTTGCATATCTTGAAACCATTTGCAGTGATAATGCTTTTAATATCCTTTTCGCTCTTTACAGACAACGAAGATTCCTTAGATTTTTTTTCATTTTGGAAAAGATTTGCTTCATTGTCGTTGTGTGCCAAGGCTTCAGATGTCGTTTGCTCATAGTCTGTCCAAAGGTAATCTTCGACATTCAGGAATTTGGGCAATTCATTCCACAAAGCATCATTAAAGTCTATTTTTTGAGAAGCTATATTCTCAATAGTTTCTATGACATTAGTCATATCTGCTATGCGAAACCAAGTATGAACCTTGCGAGAAAAGTCGAATTTGTTTTCTGTAATGTTCCCTTTGAAAACGACAATCCCACTGACATGATAAGCATTCACTAAAGGGGAATTAAGCTCATCTTTGAATTTATTGACAACACTCCATTTGTTGTGCGTAACCTGAACAAAAGGATTTTTATTGCCAAATCCACCTTTGACAACCACGTCTATGCCTTCGTCATTGACAATATGCCAATCACCAAATTCTGAGGCGGTCAAACTTCCCGTATAGTTTTTGAACTCTAAAACAATGATAGCATCTCTTTTTATCAAGAGTGCATCCAATTCCCTCCCACCTATGATAGGATTTGCTACCAATATATAATCATCCTTGCTTTTAGTCAGTAATTTACACAAAGAACGGAACTGCTCCCTTTCATCTGTTGTCAGGTAATTTGCATAGCGATAAACTTGTAAAGCCATAACAAAGGAAATATGCACTTTCGGCTCAATAGGTGCGGTAAAATTTGATGTTGAGACACAATAAAAGAAGAGTGAGCCTACTTGTCCCCAATCATCCTTTGTGGTAGGCTTTAACTCGGAGTGCCCGTATAATGGATGACGGAAACGGCTTACTCCCTTGGTATTTATATGTAAGGGTACATATATGTCTACCAAGAGGGAGCGTTTCTCTGCCATTCCGATTATACGTTGAATTTCCGAGGTTCACCACAAACGGGATGAAGCCAAACGCTTCCAATACTATGTCTGTCAAAGCCTATTTTGGCTAAGACGTACCAAAGATACAAAAAATCGCCTTAGACAGACAGATTCCCCTGAAAATATTTGCAGCTATGATATTTTCTATTATAGAGAACGAATCAAGTCTGCGTGTTTTCTTATATAAGCAATCAGAAATAGACACTTTGCAGGTATCAACTTTTGATTGTCGTACCTTTGAATCATTATAACCTTTTAGATTATGCTGATACATAAAAGATACTGTATCAAAGTCCGTTGAAAGATTATTTTGATACAGTTCTCATTTTGCTACAGTTAGTCAAACCAAAAGATTTCTCACCGAATTTACATAGTTGATTCCACCACTTGTACTATTCAGCATCTTTTCCCAAGTCTGACGGATTTTAGTCATTCTCTTGTCAAATCCTGAACGGGAAGCATAGAGAGGTTTCAAAGTCATCTCGATTGTTTTTATATCTCCGTGGTATGCATTCAATATCTTCTGCATAGCAAAATCATCAAAGGTGTCTGCTTGAATTTCGGGTACGTCTGAAGTGTGGCCAAATACTCGGTCGTACATAGTCAATATTGGATTGGCTTCTGCATTCAACACATCATTGATATAAGTGTCTTTGAGGTTAAGGTAACTTCTAACTTTACCAATAGTTTCACGTTTTACCTCAAACCTTGTTACACCATTGAATTGCTTTACGACCTCCCATTTGTTAGGGAGTATAGAAAGAAAGTCCTTATTCTTAGGCTTGATTATTTCTTTCTCTTTGCGATAGACACGGATGCACTCTTTACACTTGGAAGATTTAACGTCTCTAATGAAGTCTATACCTTCACTATCGTAATAATCCCATTTATACCGTCTGTAATTCTTTACCCATAATGACAATGCGTGTAGGGTTTCGTCAGAAAGTGTTGCATGTACATCCTTGGTTACATCTGCTGAGGTTATACATCCCGTTTGCAGTATGCCGTCCACATCTATCCGACAAATACCTAACTTATTGATATTCTCAAGACATTGCCTAATGGTGTACTTTGAAATAAGTTTGGGATAATCTTCTCCCAAAATCTTACTCGAAAACTCCAAGGTTAATGTTTGCTTGGGCTTGCTTACAGCAATGAATAAGTTGAAAGGTACAAGTTTATCATTTTCTGATGAGTAATATTGTCCTATCAAGTCCCCATTGTCGGGATTATACCTTTGGTTGAACTGAATTTGCCGTTCCAACAGATATTTATAGTTGGCTTTTATCTTCAGCCTGTCGAATGTTAAATAAGTCACTATTCATAAGAATATCCTTTTTATTTTTCAGAAATGTACTCTACAGGCTACATTTCCCCCTTTTGATAATGCGATAACAGAGAGAGGTGACAGCCTCTCTTCTATTTATTCTCACTATCTATACTATCAGGAATCGTTTCCCAATAGGCTTTGAGGGCAACTGATATCGCCCTCTTGTGTTGCGCACTTTTAGCCCGCCCTTTGAGGCTTGCGCTGATTTTGCGTTTTGTTTCTTCGCTTCTTTGTCTTGTAATTCTTTTCATACTCTTAATCCATTATACATATATAAATATAGGTAAGACTGAAAGGATTATCAAGATTAGTAGGTTCGCCTCAAATTCTGTAGAAAATTTTGAGGGAATCCAAAGCACTTGGATTAAAGACATACCCCTCTTCCTTAAGGAAGGCATTATAAGCGGGGATACGGGGGTAGGAAGACATACATCCCCCTACCTGCCAATATGTTACAAGTCCATCCCTGACAAAAACACTACTGAAAGTGCTTGCCCATAATTTAGGGGTAAGTTTTAAGGTCTATGCAATGTAATCTTTATACCATTCTGCAAATTCTACAAGTTTTAGAAAATCCTCTTTGAAAGTTCGATAATCTTTCATACCTTCGCACATACAAAAATTGGGCGGAAGTACTGAATGTAACTTCCGCCCAATTTTTGTATGTAGGGTGATGTGTTATAAAAGTTCTTATTCCAGATCCACCACCGTAATGCCGGCTCCACCAAACTGCACATGCTCGTCGTGATAATTGGCTACGCCGTTGACCGTGCCCAGATATTCGTGCGTCAGCTGGCGCAGGGCACCCGTGCCCGTGCCGTGCAGGATGCGCACGCGGGGCACTTCGAGCAGAATGGCGTCGTCAATAAACGTGCGCAGCGTGTTGAGCGCCTCGTCGGCCCGGAGGCCGCGGATGTCGATGTCGGGCTTGAAGTGGAGCTTCTTTTCGTAGATGGAGTCGCGCGTTTCCTTGCTCAGATAGGTGGCCACGCGGCTGATGCTTTCCGTCTTGGGCGGCGTGGCGGCCTCCAGGCGGTTGAGCTTGACGTTGGTGCGCATCATGCCGAAGAGCACAAAGGCATTCTGGCCCTCGATGCTCTCAATGGTACCCACGGTGGTCTGCCCCTTGATGCGTACCGTGTCGCCCGGCTGCAGCGGTTTGTCGGACTTGGGTTGTTGCGTGGGCTTCGGGGCAGTTACGGCTTTTTGTCCGGCGGCTTGCTGGCGGGCCTGGTCGCGCTGTTCCTTTTGCTTGCGGCGGCGCTGTATCTGCGCCATCTTGCGGGCAATCTTTTCTTCTTCGGCCAGGCGCTGCTCCTCGTTGAGCGAGTCCTTGAAGGCCGACAGTTCCTGACGCGCCTCGCGGGTGCGTTCTTTTTCGGCCTGGGCCTCCTTGATTTCGCGGATGGTGTTTTCAATGCGGGCGTTGGCTTCCTTCAGCAGGTTTTGCGCCTGCTCCTTGGCCTTTTCCATCACCAGCTTGCGCTCCTCGCGCAGGGCCTGGGCGTCGCGCTCGTAGCGCGATACGATTTCCTCAAGCTTTTCCTCGCGTTGATGGATGTTGCGGCGCTTGTTTTCCCAATATTTCTTGTCGCGGACGATGTCGAGCAAGTATTTGTCGGACATGACGTAGTCCTTGCCCACAATGTCGGAGGCGTAGGCTATGACGCGCTCGGGGATGCCGATTTTGCGGGCAATTTCAATGGCAAACGAACTGCCGGGGCTGCCGATTTGCAGAATGAAGAGGGGGCGCATCTGCTGGCGGTCGTAGAGCATGGCTGCGTTGACCAGCAGCGGCGTGGCGTCGGCAAAGAGCTTCAGGTTCTGATAGTGCGTGGTGATGACGCCGTACATCTTCTTCTTGGCAAATTCGTTGAGGATGGCCTCGGCCAGGGCGCCGCCGATTTGCGGTTCGGTGCCGCCGCCGAACTCGTCGATGAGCAGCAGACTCGTTTCGCGGCCGAACTTCATCATCTGCTTCATGTTGAGCAGGTGGCTGGAGTAGGTCGAGAGGTCGTTTTCGAGGCTCTGCTCGTCGCCGATGTCAATGAAGATGTCCTCAAAGATGCCGGCCTTTGAGCGCTCGCCCACGGGGATGGGCATACCCGTTTGCAGCATGTACTGCAGCAGACCCACGGTTTTCAGGCAAACTGACTTACCGCCGGCGTTGGGGCCCGATATGATAATAATGTGTTGCTGGTCGTTTAGGGTGATGTCCAGCGGTACCATCTTCTCGCCGTGGCGCTGCAGCGACTTTTGCAGCAGCGGGTGAATGGCCTGGTAGAAATCAAGCTGCGGATGGTCGGCCAGGGAGGGGATGACGCCGCCGATGGCTTCGGTGTAGAGGGTCTTGGCGCGTAGAAAGTCAATGATACCCAGGAAGTGGAATCCCGAGAGCATTTCGCGCACGTGGGGGCGGATGAGGGTCGTGATTTCCTGCAGAATGCGGATGATTTCGCGTTTCTCGGCCGCCTTCAGCTCACGGATGCGGTTGTTTGACTCCACGACGACCGACGGCTCAATGAACACCGTTTTTCCCGTGGCCGACTCGTCGTGAATGATACCCTTGATGCGGCGCTTCATGGCCGGAATGACGGGAATGACCAGACGGCCGTCGCGCATGGTAGGGGTGACGTCGCGCTCAATCAGTCCCTCGGCCTGCGCCTCGCAGATGATGCTGCGCAGGCTGTGTGAGATGCTGCGCGAAACGGTTTCGCACTCCCGGCGGATTTCGGCCAGCGCTTTCGAGGCCGTGTCCTTTACCTTACCGTATTTATCGAGCACGGTGTTGATTTTGCGGATGATGTCCGGGAAGGTCAGGATGTCGCATGCTGCGCGGTGAAGGGCCGGGTATTTGTATTGCGGCGTCTCGGCGTCCTTGTCGATGGGCGTATTGAAGAATTTGACAAAGTTCAGGATTGTCTCCAGCGAGCGTTTCAGGTCATACAGGTCATGCTCTTCCATATAGGTGCGTTCCGGCCGGATACGCATCAGCGCCGGTCGCACGTCGAAGAAGTTTTCCTCAAACAACTCGTCCTCCTCCTGCATGAAGCGCGTGTATTCCTCCACCTGCGTCAGGGCCACCACGATGTCGTCGCGTTTTGTCATAAACGTCATCTCGTCCACCTTTTCCGTGCCGAGCGAGGAAATGCAGCGGCCCTTCAGTTGAATACGTATTTCATCAAACCCTATTTTCTTCTCAAAATTTTCTGGATAAATCATGACCAAATGTCTCTTAACTACTGCAAAATTACGAAAAAACGATTTTTTTTTGAAAAAAAAGCCCCGAAAATTTGCTGGTATCAAAAAAACGCATTACTTTTGCACTCGGTTTCAGGAAGTAACCGACAACCACTGGAGAGATGGTAGAGTGGTCGATTACAGCAGTCTTGAAAACTGCCGTGCTGAGAGGCACCGGGGGTTCGAATCCCTCTCTCTCCGCAATACACATTGAGTGTCAAAGGCTTACGGAAAGCGTACACGAAAATGTACACGAAACGCCCTGAATTTTCACAATTCGGGGCGTTTTTGTGTCTAAAATGCCGTGTACATTCGTGTACACCCGTGTACATGAAAAAGCCCCGACACAAAGCCGGGGCGCATTGTTCCCCAATGCAACTTTGGGGCTTCGCAACAATGTGGTGCAAAGGTAGTGAAGATTTCACAGAATCTTTCTTATCCCTGCAAGAATCTTCTTTATCCAATTGATTATTGGCGTTCTTTTCAAGTAGAGCAAGACCGCAACGGCAATCAAAGATATGTAAAAGATGTATCGCCATCGGTACGGGTCGGGGGTTGGTTCTTGGCTTTGCTGAACATTCGTTTCGTTTCTTCCTACATTGGCGGCACTTTCGGTTTCCTTGCTTTCGCTCGATTCCTCGCTTTCGCCTTTTTCTTCAACATCGGATTCAATGACCGTTTGTTTGATGGACTTAACCGCACCTTTGATGTTCCCGACATTATGCAAATCCGCATTTGCCGGATATGATTGCGGCATCGCCCTTGAAGATGTATCATCATGCTTGCCACTATCAACCGACACGACATTATTTATATTGTCGGGCATGGGTGGATAAAAATCTATCTCCGTAATGGTTATTTTACCATGTTGGGTTCGGGTCGTATCAACGAACTTGTCCGTCTTGGCATTCGCTTCTTTCGCTATTGCCGTACTATCAATTCGGACTTCCTGTTTGGTCTGCTGGACTTTCCTTGCAGTACCACAAGATGCAAGCAATACAAGCCCCAAGACCGGGGCAACAATCTTTTTCATGTCATATCGTTTTAATGTCATTTAATCGGTTAAGCCATCCTTTCAAAAACCTTTTGTTGGTGTACTTCATCAATTCGGATTCCGTTGCCTTTCGACCAATCTTCTTTTCATACTTCTTAATGCTCGATTCTGTTATGTCGTTGAAAAACTTAACACGGGCTTTGAAGATTGCATCAAAGAGTTGGTCAGGGTCGGCAAAGTTCACCGCCGATAAAGTCTTGTCGCCGACAATGCCATCATCAACGACCCCAAGTAATCTTTGAGGAATGACAATGCCGTGCTTTCCCGACCCCCATACCCAATCAACAAGGATGTTGGCGACCTTTTGCGATTGGATTTGGTCGGCTTTCCATCTATCCCAAAAATGGGGCTTCAACACCCGGTCACAGACATCATCAACCGAAAGCAATTTCAGGTCTTTAACGTCAATATCCCCGTCACCGTCCTTGTCATAACCCACATTGCGCCATGTGGCGATTGTCACACCTTTATTTGTTGCGCCCCCGGCATCCGCCGGGTCATTTACAAAACCGCCTTCCCATTTCAATATGAAAGGCTGTAACTTATTTACATCTGCCATAATTACATCTGTTAAACGGTTTCTTCCTTTTCTAAATCTCCATTGGAATTTTGCATATCTTCTTCCGTTATGATTGCATCAGGATGGTCTTTTGTATAGTTGCCACGCAACAAATTGACAAGACGACACTTGACACCATTGTTCAATCTTTGTAAACATTTATCATCCGGCTGCAAACAAACGTGCTTTTCTGCTTCTTTAAGTTGCAAGCGCAATTCATTATTTTCACGGATAAGGTCAAGACGTTCATTTTCAAGGCTATGTAATTTTTTATACAATTCATCGACCTTTTTTTTCAGGACATCGACTTCACCCTGCACGCGCTTGTAATCTTCAAGTAGGGCATTGCGCTGGACTTCAAAAGCATTCGCTTCTGCAATAGTCTTGTTGCTTTTTCTGTTTATAAGATATTTGACAGCTTCCCAACCTCCCAATGTTCCTATAATGGAACCGATTGTAACCAATATCTCGTTCATAACTATCAAGTAAATTGAAAACATTTACCAACTTTGACAATAGTAGTGTCAATTGGGTACAAACGAATTGGCGACAATCCCTTTTCCGCACGGCTTGCATTCATTGACGGCAAATTGGTTTCGGCTTTTTGAATAGCCCCAATAAGTATGTCAGACCCGGTAAAACAAGACCGTCTTTCCCCGGCGGGCGTGCCGTCAGGGTTCTTTGTGAAGAAATCACCGTCCTTGTCCGCCGCTTCATTGAAAGTGGCAAGGACAACTTGCATTTGCATTCTCAACCCGGATGAATTTTTGCCCGGAAATTTTGTTGGTTGGATAATGACCTTTTCAATCAGTATTCGGCGACCGAACAAATCTTCCATGTCGACACCCTTACCAATCACAACATCCGATTCAACACCAAGTTCACAAAACTTTGCCATTGTCTGTAATTGTTTAGTTTGACAAATCCTCTATCAAGACCGCATCCAAATCTTCGGTAAACTGCAAATACTCCTTGTATTCCTCAACCGCGCTTTCGTTCACGGCAATGCCAAGAACGTGTTTGTTGTACGAATTAACAAGGTCAAATTCTGCCGTTTCGTCAATAACCGAGCGGATAACGACCTTTTTCACATTCTCTTTTGTGGCTTTGTTGTAGCCCCGCACTTCATAGCACTTCCACCCGATTTGGGTTTCTTCCTGCTGACCCTCTGGTATGCCCATTTCGGGTTCTATATTCAAGCGGTAAAGCCAAGAACCGTCATTGTCATACTCCAAAACGGCGGGTTTCCCGTGCGCCATATCATAGTGCGCATTAGGTTCTATTAAATCTAATTTCATACGGAAATGTTTTTGAAAGTTTGTTCATTAAATTGAGTGAATCACAATACTTGCACCATCCCCACCAACTGCATATTTGCTGCTTGTAATCTTCTTTGCTTGGAACAATCTTGCGCTTGTTCAATTTTGCCACCCGGCGGCAAAGTTTCTGCTTGATAGACTTTCGCAACAATGTATGCGTATGGTAAAAGACATATCCCAAAAAGTCAATTCCCCTTGAATCAACGGGAAAGACTTGGTAATTGCGTTTTACACGCAACTTTAACCCTTTCAGGTAAGCCCGGATTTCGTGTAACAATTCGTGCAATACTTCCTTGTTGGGTGCAAGAATGACTATATCATCGGCATATCGCCAATAATACTTCACACGCTTGGTTTCTTTCAACCAATGGTCGAAATAAGCCAAGACAAGGTTTGCAAAATACTGACTTAAATAATTGCCTATCGGCACGCCCTTTTCATCATCGACCGAATCAATGATTTCATCAAGCAATGCCAATAAGCGATTATCTTTTATTTTCCGCCTGACAATGCCTTTCAAGACATCATGGTGGATTGACGGATAAAACTTCTTTATGTCAATTTTCAGGCAATAGCGTGTTCCGTCCGGGTCTTGCTTCAATGCTTGTTTGACATCCTTTGCGCACTTGTGGATTCCACGATTCTTGATACAAGAATATGTGTTCTTGTTGAAGATGGAAACCCATATCGGTTCAAGGACGTTCATAATGGCATGGTGCAAGATACGGTCGGGATAATACGGCAATCGGTAAATTAGCCTTTCTTTCGGTTCATATATGGTGAAAACATGATATTTGGATGTTTTGAATGTGCCGTTTTTCAAACTTTCGTGCAAGGCAATGATATTGGCATCCCGGTTCTTATCGTGTATCTGCACACCATAAGAACGCAACTTGCCTTTCCTTGCCTTTTCATCGGCAATACGCAAGTTTTCAATGCTTATTACCCGGTCAAACAAATTGCCAATCCGTTTCATTGTCCTTTAAGTTTGCTTGTATATTAGGATTCTTCGGGTTGCCCCTACCAAAACCGTTTTACCTAATTTGTTTTTTGCCGTTGGGGATTATTGCCCCAACTCATGCAACCCCGGTCGGGCTGCTTTTGTGGCAAGGTTTCCGATATGCAACTATATTTTTACAAGCATAGCTGAGAACCGATATTCGCATTCGTATTCGTAGCCGTGTTATTCGTATTCGCATACACGAACCCTGCATTCGCACCATTATTCGCATTACCGCTGAACAAAACGCCACGACATCGGACAACCTTTGTTTTATTTTTCATCCAAATTCCAAAATCATATTTGCCACTCGATTTGACGATTTAAGCCGCTTCGATTTGCGGATAAAAGCAAAGCCGAGAACCGATATACGCATACGCATTCGTAGCCGAGTAATTCGCATGCGCAAACACGAACCCCGCAGTCGCACCACGATACGCATCACCGCCGAACAAAACGCCACGTTCCGAAACTCCACTTGCCGGAATGTTGGTATAGAAGTAATCACAAAAATATGTGGTCGAACCCGCACCGACTTCAAGCGGCATGATTTCGCCATCTTCACCAAGAATCATCTTCTTCACATACCCCTCTTTTCTTGGCAAGTTGCCACGCAATTCATAGTTGGTTGTGCCGGAACTTGTGAATGCCGCCGGGTCGTCACAAACGTAAAATTCAGAAAGTCCGCCATCGGCTTCACTCTGAATAAGACATTTGCAACCATCCGTCCACTTCCATATATGCCCAAACGGGTTTTCTACACCACGGTAAGACGGCACTTGCACAACCGTGCGTGTCACGGGCGTGAAATAGGTTGTGTTTGTCAATGCCGTTCCTGCCGCTGCATTTGCTTTGCAAGTGTATAGCAAATCACCTTGCGAAACATATTGCCCGGCGGTGTATGCGGTTGTCGCTTTATATTCACCCTTATAGTTGGCTTCACCACTTGCATCATATTCAAACGGCATGGTAAATTCAACATACCCGGTCTTGTTGCCAAGGTTGTTTGTTGTACCACAAGGCACGAACGGATAATTGCTATTAAAGTTTGTCCATTTCGTCCAATCAAGATTAGTCACGCCCGAACCTAAACCGCCTTGATGATAGCCATCTTCCGTCAATTCGGCATTGAACGCTTCTTGCGAATTAAATGTGCAATACTCAACGGCAAAGAGCCACCACAATTTTTTGTGTGTTTGGTACAAGTTGCAATTCCATTCGGTCGTTCCACGCTTCCTTGCGTATGTGCGGAAATTGGTCAAAGATATAACCGTTGCGGGCATTCCAAGCTGTGAACGATATGTGCCGTCACGGGTTGCATCATTGTTGCCACCCCTGTAATCCGCATCTTTGTTCACAACCGCACACAATGTTTGTGTTGAACGCTGAACGGTCGCTTCCACCGCCGAAACATAGTCTTTGCGCCAAAGTTTGAAGCCCGGCAAAGGTTCGGTGGACTGCAAATGTCGGCTTTTGTCGCCGTCCGTTTCAAAGCGGACATACATATCGGGCAATTCATCCATGTATTGCCCATCCGCCCCGGTAAGGTTTGCCGCCGCCCCGGTGTCACGTTTCGTTGAATCATTGGCGTGAAGATAATAATTCACTTCGCCGTTGTCTTTCAATATACAACGCCGGATAAGACTTTGCAACGGCAAGGATTGGTGAAGTTCCATCTTGCCAATTCTTGTCGGGTGTGGATTTGACACCGTGGCATCCCATTCAATGCCGTAATAATAATCATAAGCGAATGTCGGCTTTGTGCCGCCGACCCCAATAATCAAGCCCATATCAATAACCCCATTTTAAGTTAGTACCTGACAATGAAGTTTGTTTCACCGTCTTTATTATTTCGGGATTCCACCCACAATCAAACTGTGTTTCGATAAAATCCCCATCATCCATTCCGGCAAGCTGCACCGATAATTTCACGGGTTGCGTGCCGTCATTTTTGATGTTGAAGCATTGACCATCCGGCAAGCTGAAATCAGCATTGTTAAGATTGTCGATTGCTCCCATCTTTCCGATTTGTGCGGACACCGTTTCGCCGCTCCTTGTTTCACTCATAATCAAAAAGTTTTGTTTGCAAATTTAACTTCTTATTGTTTTACTATAAAACATTGTGGATAACACAAGTACAACTTTTCAATCCACACTTTCAATTTCGGGCGAATCTTGAACACTCCATGTTTGCACCAACTTTCCGTCTATCATTTCAAGCGATTCAACAATGGTCTTTCCCGGTTGTTCCATTGGTTGTTCACTTGGCACGAAATCAACAAACCCGGAATCTCTTAATTTCGTAACATATAAACCTTGTTGTGTGTCCACCTCTCGTAAATCAAGGGGTTGCCCGACACCATTGTATTTTGCCAAAAGTATCTTTGCCATAGTGTTGTGTATTAAGTCCTATATTCAAGTAAATTCCATCCGCCATTGTAATATCTCAAACGCAAAACATCTCCTTTTGCCATGTCAAGATTTCCTTGTATGCCACCATTGTTATTATATATGTATGCGCCACTTTTAGAGTAGATACATATTCTATTCGGCATTGTGCGGTCACAAACAATCTCAATGTCGAATTGCACAACGGCATTACTTGTTAAATCGTCAATGTCGGCTTTTGTCGGCAAGTCGATTCCGATATATGATGTACCCGTTCCTGTGAAAAGGAATTTATGGGTTACGCCTATATATAAAGTGATTGAATCAGTCCAAGCCGTTCCGATATAACCTTTTTCAAACATTGCCACCTTGCCAACATTGAATTGATTACCAAAAATCGCAAGTGCTTTGGGGCGATACCATGTTTCATAAGACGATTCATCACTTGTTCTTTCATATTTATGGTACAATTCAAGCGTAGTACCCATATTCCCGATTAACTCCATCAATCCATTGCAAGGATAGCCCAAAGGACTAAGGCATCCCAACAATACACGTTGCGAACCATTGTAAAAACGTATGTAATTACGAAATAATGCCAATCCATAAGTCGTATCCATTTCAGTTGAAGAACCATAACCGATTTTCCCCGAACTGATATTGAAACCGCCTATGCTTCCCGAAGTAGCATTAACAACACCTGTCACATTGGCTTTACTCATAACAACCGACCCGTCTTGCATGACCCTGAAAGGCGCACTTGCCCGATTTTCAAAAGAAGCACCCGCCCAAAAGCGCACGGAACTTGCCGCCGTTCCTTGCCCTGTCATACCCGCAAGAATCGTTGATGTGCTTCCGGCGACTTGAATTGTGCCGGACGTTACCAAACCGCCATCAATGACCGTTTTTGTATTGTCATAAGATACCGCCTTGACCCAATCCGTTGCAATGTAAGAACCGCTTGTTCGCTTGACTGCACACCGCTTCAAATCCGTTCCATTGACCCACAAATCACCAATATCATAAGGTGGATAAGGGGTTGAAACGAACACACGCCGTTTGCCGTCTGCCGTGTCTTGGGCTTTGCTTGCGGCTTCATAAGCATCAATCGCTGTTTGGTTTTCGACACTTTGCCATTGGTAAGATATACTAATCAATCCGCCTGTGCCTTGCAACCTAACTTCCCGATACGCTTTAAGTGTTCGGGTATTAGAGTTGTACCACATATCGCCAACGTGTTTCTTCTTCAATGCCGTTGTCGTCCAACTCGCTGCCGGGTCGGTTGTCTGAAACCACGTTTCAATCTTGCCGTCAATCTGTGTGGTCAGGTCTGCAATATCATCCGAATATGTGCCATTGATAAAGTTGTTCAATGCCGTGTTATCGGTGTATTTGCTTGCCTTTTGCCAATCACTTGACGAATAATTGCCGGACAACCTTGTTCTAATGCAACGCATAATATCCCCGGTTGCACCTTGAACCCACAAATCGCCGACTTCATAAGGGGTGTAAGGTGCAACCGTAAATATGCGGTTCTTTTCCTTTGCAAGCGAAAGCGCATCATTTGCAAGTGCAATCGCCTGTGCCACTTCCGCATCCGACAATTCCGACCACTTGTAAACGCCATTTTCCTTGACAAAACGGAATACCGCCCCCGTTGCGGTATTATAGAACAAATCGCCCAAATGGTTGTCTTTCAATTGGGTTGTAGTCCACTCGTTTGCCGGGGCATTGTTCAATGTCGGGTCGTATGTTTCAAAGAATTGTTCAATCTGTCCGTCAAGCTGTGCTTGTATTTCGGCAAGCAATCCCGGCAAGGTGTTGTTGATGAAATTCTTGCTTTCAAGGGCTTCATTTCCCAATTCTTCAAGCGTCTTTTCCTGACCGTTTGAAGAGAACACAATGCGACCGCCGATTTCGGAATTATCCAAGTCAAAATATGTCGTGCCATCCGCCGATTCAATGCGCCCGGTCTTAATGAAGCGACCGTTTATCATTGAAAAACCATAAGTCAAGGACAAGGAACGAACTTTCAATTCCGGGTCAATGCTCGAAATTGTACCGACAAGAAAATGATAATAATTGGCATCTTGTTCAACCTTGATTTGTGAGGTCGAAAATATGAATGTTCCGGCATCACCATTCTTGGCGCATTTTGCATATAGAAAATATGCTTGGTTGTTTGCTAATGTAACCGTGCCGTCCGCCATAACCCAAGACACCGCCGTTTCTTCGTTGATGGTGTAATGGGTCAAGACACCGCCTTGCCATTTCACGACATTGGAATTGCCGCCATAATTCGGTTGAAACACCGTGTTCGTCAATCCGAATTGCATTGATTTTGCCCCGACTGACAATGCCAGCGTATCAATAGACAAAGGCTTTATCTTGTCGCTGTAATAATCGCCGTCAGGGTCAAACACCATGTTCAACAATTCGCGGCTTGTGCGCCAATTCGCCCTTGCCCTTGCCGGGTCTTTAAGGTTGTTGATGGTGATAACCTTGTCAATGTCTATAAGGTCGGAAATGACACGGTTTGTCACCGTTGTTTTCACGGTGTCCGATATTGTAAGGGTGTATTCGTAAGGGTCAAGGATATTCCTTTCAAGTGATTGTATGCGCACGGATTTATCCACGTCAATGTCATTATCCACAATATGCAGATAATCGCCCGGTTGGAATACGTTTGTCACCGTTTCATCACTTCCGACAAGGCTTTGCAACCATGCTTTTGTGACACTCAACCCATATTGCACCTTTGGTTGGCAATTTTGGTCATAATACTTGTTGCCCGTTTCTTCCAATTCTTCTTCCGCCGCTTGCTCAATGCTTGACGGATAGGCAATATCAAGTATCTTGTATTCGTCACCCACTCCGATTTGGAAAGCCAATGATGTTTCGGACGGAAAGACATTGCCCCGGTCGTCTGTTTGCTTTACCAACGTAAATGTATGTGTCGCATGGTCGTAACTTTTAACTTCAAATTCATAGCCCGCAAGATTACCCGTATTGAAGTGAATCTTTGCGGCAACATCTTTAATAAGATACTTTGTTGTCACCCCGTCCGCTTCCTTTTCATTGAGGTTGAAAGGAAAGTCCGAATCAATGAATTGCAGCACGTTGCCGGACACAATGGATTCCACCGTACCCGTAAAGGACGGCTTAATATCATCAAAATTCTTGCGCCCCTCGAAAATACCGTATTTCGCCACCATTTCGGCTTTCTCGATATAGGATTGCCCCTTGGTCTTACCCGGCAAGCAAAGGCGGTCGGCACGGTATTTTGAAGTAATGTTTTCCGTTGAACCATACACTTTCAACCTTGTGACAATGTTTGCAGACGATACATTTTCCCTTGTCAGCTCATACAAACCACGCCCCCTGCCATATTGGAATGTATATGGCAAGGTCTGACCGACTTTTTCATAAAGGTTGATTGTATAGACCCCATTTGATTGCTCAATCTCAAATTCAACATTGAAATTGGATTCACTGCAAAGATTTTGCAACACGGACAAGCAATTGTCCGATTCTCCAAATGTCAATGTCTTATCGCCTGCCGTTTCGGGGCATACGCCAAGCACCCATTTACCCGGAAAGACACGGTTTGCGTTTGCAACAAGGACGGTCATAAAACGGTGCAAGTCGCCCGTAAGGGTGTCGCCCTGCACATCCTGCAATTCATTTGTGGTCGTGTCAATGGTCACATCGTATGTCACCCGGAAAAGGTCATATTGTATGCCCTCAAATTCCAAGTCATATTGAAATTCGTGCATACCTGTTTTCTTGACCTTTGGCAATCGGTTCAATTTGTAGTCACGCCCGAATATGGTTATCTTATCGCCAATGCCGTATGTTTGCGGAAATGGCGACACAACGGTTATGGAAACGGTATCTTCCGCATTCAATGCCCAATTCTGCTTTGCGGATGAAATGTCGGTTGCCGTGCGCCTGTTGGCTATCGGCACACGACTTCCATTTGCTTTCGTAATAAATATGTTGGTTAAATTTTTTCCCATACGACAATGGCATTTGTTTCAAACAATGATATTTCATCAATGCAGCCGGTTATTACCGGGAAATAGTCACCATTCACGGCATAGTCATGGGTTATTTCCACTTCATCGCCGCAAATGTCATAATCGACACTTCCATCACCCCAATAGATGTTCACATATTTGTTTGAGGTCAATTTGACGGTGCAAGTCTTTGTTGATTCACCCACCCGGATATGCTTCAATACACGCTTCACGGGTTCAGGCTCAACCAACTTCAATTTGAACGTGCCAACCATCAATTCATCATTCCATTCTTTTGTGATTTCGATTGCGTCTTTGCAATACACTTCATAAATCAATGGCTTTACCGGGTGAATGTCAATTGTAAGGCGGTTTGTTCCTGTCTTGTCAAGCTGTTGTTGGAAAGAAGATACCTTTCGGATAAAATCCATCTTTGAATCTGCCTTGACAAAGCATGACAATGTTATATCACGTGGTTCATAAAACTTGTGCATCAAATCAACACTTTCACCGTGATAATTATCCCAAGACAAAGAAGCCGGGGTCTTTAATTTCGGGCGGTTCAACACGCCGTCCGACCCGGACACATATACGCCATATTCTTTGAAATTTACGCCGTCAAGCAAATACCCTTGTTGCTTGCTGCTTGACATTTCATTGATAAGTTCGGCTTGTGTCAAGGCAAGGTTGTAAAACTTCACATCATCCAACAAACCAAAGCCCCATGAACCGCCGTAATAGTCTTGATTCAAGGACACGCCAAGCAATGTGCCGGAATTGTTCACGGTCTTGACAAGTGAGGAATTGACGTAAAAATTGAACACGCCCGACTTTTTTGTCAAAGCAAGCGAAAACCACGAACCGGGTTTGGCTTCAATGGGTACTTCAACATAGTTTTTCAGCCCGGAAAAGTTAAGTACCCATATCAACTTTTGAGGTGAACCCAATTCGGCTTCACGGTTTTGAACCCATATCATCATCGTAAAGTCGATTGTCATGTTAGGGAACACCGCTTTTGACACCTCGCAAGTGTCCGACCCGGCAAAAGAAATTGCATTGCCGTTTTTACCTGTGACGAAATGCGCCCCATTGACCGCCCCATCCGCACGGTTTTGGCTATAATCATACGCCACCAAAGAACCGTCACTTTCATCAAATGGCATTTGAAGAATTATGTTGTTCGCATCCATATCAATAAGTTTTTTTCTGTTTCTCTATGACTTTTATAGTTGCATCATCCATTGCATATTTGATTACCTGACCATTGCCGACATAATGATTTACGCACACTTTCGCCCGGTCGCTTGCGCAAACATTGACAACGGCATCATCAAATACATCAATGACCACAAAGGCATTGTCTTTTGCAATGACATTCAATTTGGCATTGTGCTTGGCGTATATCTCGCACACGTTGAACCCGGTTATTTCGATACGCCCACAAGTCGCCCCAAGACACACGCATTTGGGCTTATTTTCGATTTTTATATCATCGTCAAGGAAAACCCCGTATTGTTCCATTTTGCCCTTGAAATGCGTTCTAATGAAGCCGTTGTCGGGGTAATCATTGGCAAGGCAAAAATCAATGCCTTTCAAATACATTTGCACCATCGCATTTATATTGTCACCGTTCAATGACTTCAATTCATTGTACCACGGTTTGCAAATGCCTTTTTTCTTTGCTTGCCTTGCAAGTTCTTTCGCTAAATCCATATCGTTTTGTTTTATAGTGAAACATATTCGATTATGACAAACCTTGCGACCTCAAAGAATCACCACTTGGGCGTTGCAATTCTCTGACCGCCGAAAGAATATCTTGAAGCAACCGATTGTAAGCCGTATTGTTCGCAATGGTGTTCAAGGCTTGCAGCGATTGCCGCAAGACTTGTGTTGCTTCCATTTGGTTTATTCGGATTGCGTTCATTTGCCCGGCGATAATGTCGGCGGTTTCTTCTGTTACGCCTTTTACCGCACCTGTCAATGAATCTTCCGAATCATCGTCAATTTCCAAGTCTTTGAACAAATCCTTGTAAACATCCAATGCTTGATTGTAGTTGTTTGCCGCCGTTTGAACTTTGGCTTTGAAATCTGCAATTTCGGCATCCGTCAGACCATCAAAAATGAAGTTGTCACCCGACCAATACCCCATATCGGTGTAAAGGCTATCCAATGCGCTTTGCAATTGGTCTTTAAGATACTCCTTTTTCAATTGGTTTACAATGGCATTTTGCAAGACTTCATTAACCGTTTGTTCAAAGGCATTCGCCGCATCTTCACCAGCTTTGAATGCTTCCGTAAGGGAATCCGCCAATGTTGATGCAAAATCCTTTGCGTTGGTCTGCAATATGTCATTGGCGATTTCGTCATACATATCTTGAATTTGTCGGCCAAGTTCCGCTATTTGGTTTTGGTAATCTTGGATTTTCCCATTGTCGGTTTTCTTCTTTGATTGTTCATCGCTAATCATGCCACGCAAATGGGCTTGTTGTTGTTCCATGTTGTGAATCAAGCCCATTTGGTTGTTGTACACTTCCGCACCCAAAGCCTTATCAACCGCCCATTCAAGTTGTTCATAAGACGCTTTCAGCTTGCCGATTGATTCTTGGTGTCGCTTGATTGACTTTTCCGCCTTTCTGTCACGGCTGTTGAACAAGTCAAATGCGGATGAAAACAAGCCGATTGAACCTTGAATGATAGACAAAGGGTTGCCCGTTGCGATACCGCTTGCAACCCGACCCGCTCTATCCAATATGTCGCCTATGTCACCGATAATGGCTTGTGTTTGCTTATCCATCGTGACACCCATCTTTTCCAACCCGGACGTTACGGCATCGAAAGCACCACCGACAAGTTCAATCGCACCGCTTGCGCTTTTGAATACATTTGTAAGGGCTGTTTTCTTGCTTGCTTCATCTTCTGCCTTGATATAGTCTTTGATAGAAGAAACCAAAGAAGAAAAAGGATTACGTTCTTGGATTTCTTTCTTCATCTTCTCTATATTGCCCTTTAAGGTTTCAAGGTCTTTCGGGTCAAACTCGATACCAAGGTAAGCCCCATCAAGATTGTTGATTTTATCAATCAATTCTTGAAGTTTCTTGGTACTTATTTCGTCAAGGTCGCCAAACATCAATTCCCAATCCGGGTGTGCTTGCAATTCGTCAAGGGCGAATTTTGAAAGTGCCTGTGCTTGCGCACGGTCTATCGCTTCGACCATTTCCGTGTTCCCGGCTTCCTGTGCCGCACGCCGCTTTTCGTCATAATCATCAATGATTGCTTGCTTGCGTTCCTCAAACGTGCCATATTCGGCAAGCATCGCATCATAATCGACACCGCCAATGTTTCGGACATCCTTATTGTATTGGTTTGTCCTGTTTTGAATGGCATTGTCAATTTCCGCACGTTGCGCATCCGTTGTCGCCTTTTCACGTTCACGCATCATCAAGGCAACATCATCATTGAATTGTTGTTCAAGACGGCGTTTTTGCTCGACATAAGAAGCATATTCTTCAAGCAATGATTCCGTTTCTTGCCGCAATTGGTCTTGGGCATTCTCTTCCGCTTCATTGAGGGATTCCGCTTTGGCGTTGTCAAGTTCCGTTCCATCGCCGGACAACTCCTTTCGCTTTTGCTCAATGATGTTGAGCATATCAAGCACGGTTCGGGCATTGGTCAATTGGGCATTCAATTCTTCATTGAACGCCTCTAATACGGTTGTTCTCGTTTCTTCCGCAATGGCATCATTGAGTTGCCGCAACTGCTTGTTTTGTGCCTTTGTTCGGTTTGCAACGTCAATTTGCAAAATTTGGTCACGTTGGTTCTTCAAGTAATCAATATATGTCGCCCCCTCTGCAAGCAATTTGGAAAACTCTTGGTTTGCAGAACGGACAAGCACTTCATCGCCTGAATTAACCCATTTTTGAAACCTTTGATATTCTGACCTATATTTATTCAGTTTCTCAATGAATGGGTCTTGTGTGTTGGTGTTTTTGTTGCTTGTGGTTGTTTTCTTTCGCCCGGTTATCGCATCGGCTTGCTTTTGCAGCTTTTCGATTTCCTGCATGGCGGTTTTGTATTCTGCATTGCTTGTCAGATTTTTTAAGGCTTCTTGCTTTACCTGAATGGCTTGTTCGATTGCCCCCAAAGTACCATCCGCATAAGTCTTGGTTGCATCAATCCCGGCTTGTTTTAGCATATTAAAACCATTAGATTCAGCGGTGGCGGCATTTTCAAATCCTTTGGTTATTTCAGTCCTCAATGCGTCAAGTTGTGTTTTTGCTTCCGCTTTGGCTTCATTGGCGACCTCTATTTGCTTGAATAAGATTGCGCCATTAGCCGCTTCACCATAAGGCACATTCTTTGTCACGGTGTCCGGCATGGCATTGTATGCTTGTTCTTGCTCCAACAAGGTTTTCACCTTTTCTTGCGCCTGTTGCAGATAGACCAAGGCTTTTGCCTTTTCAATTTGTGCATTGATAAAGGCTTGCTTATTGTTGATAAGCAAGTTTTCCGCATCCGTTACGCCATTGATGGAAACGCCCAATTCGTCAAAAGCCGTTTTGTTTTCCTCGATAAACTTCTTTTTTGCGTCCAAATCATCGCCAAGGGCATTCCACTTCAAGGACAAATCTTCAATTGTGGCAATAGGCTTATATGCGTTTTCGGCAAGGGATTTATAAAATTCCTGTGCCGCTTTCTTGCCCTCATTCGCCTTGCTGACAAAGTGAACAATAACGCCAACCAAAGCCGACAATGCGGCTGCAATCCATCCAAACACCGGGATTGACTTAATAGCCGCCCCGACCATACGGAAAGCCCCGGCAAGACCTATATTTGCAGCCGTACCAGCGACCGCCGCTGCGGTTTGCGCCCCGGTTGCGACCGTGTTTGCTCCTTGGGCAACCGTGTTCCCGGTTTGTGCCGCCGTATTTGCTTTTTGTGCGGCTGTATTGGCGGCTGTTGCCGCCGTGTCCGCAATGGTTGCGGTGGTATCTGCAACGGTCGCCGCTGTTGATGCAACTTGTTCACCCCTGCCGACCGCCAATAATTTGTTCCACCATTCTTTCAATCCGTTGATGGTTACAAGTTGGAACGCTTCATCTTTATCAAGGGCAAGTTGCACTTCTTTAAGTCCGATTGTGACCGCCATTAAGGACTGCACTTTAAGCATTATCTTTTGCAGATTCTCGTTTTCACCGCTAAACAAGGCAACCGCACCTTGTGCCGCCGAAAATGCGCCTGAAACGCCCGAAAGCCCCGACAACAAGCCATCCCACATCCTTTCACCTCGCTTCAACATATTTTGTTGGGTGGTGACGGCATCCATCGCTTCCGACAATTCGCCCATTTGTGCTTGAAGTTGCTTGTATCTTTCGGAACTTGTGTCGCCCGCAAGTTCCAATTGCATCAATTCTTCACGCACTTCACGCAAGCGGGTACGGAAAGACACGTGGGATTGTGCCGCATTTTCGGCTTCCTGTGCCGCCTTTTCAATCTTTTGCGCTTCATCTTCCAATGCGTTTGATTGGTTGCGCAACTCATTCAAAAGCTGCTTGCGAACCGTCACTTCACCTTTGATTGCATCCGCACGGTCTTGTAAGGCACGGTAATCATCATCACGCCCGGACATGAAAGCATCGCTTGCCGCATGACTAACACGGTCATATTCGGCACTCAACTTTGCAATCGCTTGTTCGTGTTCCTCACACGCCGCACCAATTTGCCCAAGTGTCACACGTATTTGGTCAAGGCTTGAAGCCGCACCGCTCGTTGTCCTTTGCAAATTGTTCAATTCGTTCATCAAATCGACAAGACCTTGCTTTTCGGCATCCAATTCTTGTTTTACCGAATTGGCTTGTTCGATAAGTTGATTTTGTGCATCGCCCGGTTCAATTGCGTTTATTTTGGCGGTCAGGTCATTGTATGAATTTTCCAAATCCTGAATCACCTTGCGTTGAATCTCGATACACTCGACCATTTCTTGTGTGGTCTTATCCATCACATCGCCACTTCCGGCAACGGCATCCGAAAAGCCTTGCACACGCCGCAATGTTTCGTCAATAGCCGCATTAAGCTGACCATTGTCTAAAATGGATTTGAAAGATAATGACCCACCGTCTATTTCTGCCATATTACATCATACTGTTAATGTAGTTCATAATTTGTTCGCTGTTGTCCTCTGACAATTGAATTTCCGTTTCCTTGCCATCATCCAAATCATAGCCCGGCGCATCAATCATCATCCTTTGAACAACCGACCACGGAATGCCGTGTAACAAGTAGTCATAAGTCCACCCGAAATGCTCGCATATCGCACCCCGGCGACCGTGTGGGCTGTTTAACCCTCGTTGTTTTCCTCTATCCGAATCGGCATCGTGGTTCTTTCTGTTGAAATCAATCGAATAGAGTTCATAAAATCCCCAAGATTGCCCATCGTATTGACAAGTACATATAACTTGTACAAGGTTGAAGATTTGATTTTCCGGGCGAACAAAGACGTTAGTTCATCAAGTTTTTTTGTATCCTCTACCCATCTTATGCCCGCTTTTCCGGGTTTGGGAATCAACCTATCTTCACCAAGTACCGCAATTGCAACAATCTTGGCACATCGCAACGAATGTTTGTGCGCAAGTGTCCTTGCCATCTTCATGCTGTCCGTACCCACCGATTTCATCGCATTTTCATCAATAGCGATTTCCACCGATTCAGATGTTACACGGTCAAGTGTCGCAAGGGTCATTTCCTCAATTCTGAAAGTGCGTGTTACTTCTTTGGGCTTGTATCGCTTTATCAGACCGAAAAACCTTTTCTCCACCTCAAATTCGGTATCTTTCACCTCGAATGTCACGCCCTTGTTGATAAGGGTGTTCAACTCGTTGCGTTCTTGTTCAAGTTGTTTCTTTTCGTCATTCATAATCTCTGAAAGTAAGAAGCCCCCGTAAGTTGTCACACTCCGGGGGCTTCGGTTTTTTGTATTAAACAATCAATGCACCCCGAATTACTCCGTGGCTTTCTTCGGCACGCCGCGAATGGCTTTTCCGGCTGTAACCGCCATCGGGGTAACGGTGAATTCCACAAGGAAAATTCCTGCCGCCGACATATCCGCATTTATGACCGCTTCAATGTCGCCGTTGGGAATCTCAAAGTCCAACCCCTGTTCAGATTCAACGAAAATTGCCTTGTTTGCGACAACTTCATTGCCATCATAACCCCACTTGGGATTGGACGAATCGCCCACATTCGCACCACCGACATAATCAATCAAATCTTGCACGTTGGCATCCATGATTGAGAATGTCAGGGTCGGGATTTTGCGTGACTTCTTGCGCACTTCCGGGGCTGCCATGCCTTCCTCGAAATGTTCCGTCACGTCCGCCGTTGCCTGTGCAATCTTACAAGTATTCTTGTAAGTCTTGCCGATTTTGTTTAACTCGGACGGCATTGTTCCATTGGGTGCTGCCGTTCCAACCTTGATTTGGCAAAGACCAAGGGTTATCAAAGATGTTCTTTCTGCCATAACTTTTAATCAATTTGAATGTTCCAATCAATGCGAATGTTAGCAAAGTGTTGTTTAGTGTTCGGCTCATACATGATTGACATTGTGCCGGGTCGCATCTTCAACCCTTTGATGTTCGCACTTCTCACAATCGCCAAGACTTCATCCGTCAAGGCTTTCAAACGTGTGCCGTTTTCTGAAACCTGCATTTTCCCCTTTATCTTCTTGGTGGTGTCCGGCGTATAGATGTTGATGTTTGACGTGCCAATTTGCGGCAAGCTGTCTTGCCCCAAATCAACGGTGTTCACGACAATATCTTCATCAACTGAATTTTCCGGGCGTTCATCACGCACATAGCAACCACCCTTAATGGATGTTTTGCCATTGAGCAATGAAAACAAGATTCCATCCGTGTCAAATGTAGATTTCATTATTCGGCTGCACGTTTAATGTTCGTAATCAGTTTTTCAAGCATTCGGGGCAATTCCCGCTCTGCAAGATGTTCGGCACTTGATAGGACATTGTAACCCTTTGCTTCCACGTAAGCGGCATAATTCATTCCGGCGACCACAACAAGGGCAACACCCTTTGTTTCCTTTCCGACCTTTTCGGCGATTGTCTGACCAGACTTCATGCCCCTTGCCGCTGCTTCGCTTTCCGCACCGCTCGCCGCATCAAATTGGCTATGAATGGCGACACCATCAACAAAAACTTGATACCCGGTGGATGAAGTCAATGCCCCCGTTTGCATCATGTAGCCTTTGTTGTTCCTTGCTTCCGTCAAGCACATTTCGCCAAGCCTTTGCAGCCTTGCGATTTGCTTTTGCTCGACCATATCAAGGAAAGCATCAAACCTTTTCTTGACATCTTCTTTTGTAAAGTTTGCCTTTATAGCCATAGCCTTGAATGAAGTTGTGACGGGTCGAAATTCAAGCATATTCCGGCAATCCTTATGTCCGAACAACCCTTGTCGTTTGCAATTATCACTTTCGCACCTTTGGCAACCATTGGGCAAGTTTTGGGGCATTGGATAACAGATGTTGCCTTTTGGTATTCACCCCCGGCAACCTGAAATTCCGTGCCTTTGCCGTCCGATTCTTCACGGCACATCGAAATGAACTTGCGCGACACTTCACATTCCGTCCAATTGCCGTTTTCATCCTGTATGGATTCCCCGGCTTCTTCGATAAATAGGAAATGCGGATATTGCTTCACGAATGCCATATTACCAAATGTTTGAACGGTTGCGAATCTTGGGGCGTGCGACAAGCACATTTTCTTTGCCCAACTCATTGCACAAGGCGGCATAAAAGAGTTTGACGGCATCCATATTCCATGATATAGAATATCCGCCCTCCGATACGTTTTGGGTCATTCCTTTAAGAATTACGGACATACGGTTATAAACCGCCGTGTCACACGCCCTTACATCCACATCGGATTCCGCTTCAAGACCACCTTTAAGAACGATAATGTCAATATCATCTTCCGAAAGGTTAAGTCCGTTCAATGCTTTGGTCAAATACTCCTTGTTTGTCATACTCCTTTTTGTCTTGCAAAGCCGTTAGGGTGTGTTATGCACCCCAACGGCGAATGTTAGTTCTTATTCCAAGTTGTCGCATTGGTCTGCATCAACACGCTTCGACCTGAAAGATTCCAAGCCGGGAACAAGTTGGCGATTCCCTCCGTGACTTCCTGAACGGGCGATTCATTGGAATACTTCTTGACCAGCGTATGACCGTGCATTACCTTTTCGGCAACGCTTCCGGGCAACTTCTTTGCGTCAATCGGCTTCTTCCAATAGGTGTTTCCAAGCACCTTGCTTTCAGAGAAAAGAACAACATCATCTTCAAACGGATTTGAAGTAATGCGTGAACCATCGGCAAGTTCAATTGTGATTTCTTGGTCAATCACGATTATCTGCAAGCCACGGTAAAGTTCTTTCTTCTTGGCAAGATATGCGTTCACGGTCGCCAAATCGGGCGCATCCTGCGTTCCCGTTGCATTCTGAATGTAGGATGAACACTTCTTCCAAACTTCTTCCTGTGAAGCGAATTTTTCAAAGGTATCAACATTCATAAATGCGAACTTGTACGTTGCGCCAAACAACTTCTTGCCAAGTTTCATCGCTTTTGGAATGTCCTTGGTAAGCGGTTTTGCGCTTGTGCCGCTCGTGTATGCCGTTTCAACGCCAATCTTCTGTTCCGCCGGAATCAGATAATCAACGTCATATTCGGTAACGACCGCCGCATTGTTGGAATTGGTGAACTTGACCTTTCCAAGCGAAATTTGGCGCAATGCAATCCATTCCGCACGGGCTGCAACGCCATCCCAACAATACTTGGTATCTTCCGCCCAAAACTCGACAAGGGCACGCAAATCGGGGTTGCTGCTCGACATTGCGACCATTATGTCGTATTCGGTCAATTCATCTTCGTTCTTTTCTCGTGATATGGCGATTTTTGGTATATCGCCCTGAATGCGTGAAATCGCTTCACGGGTCTTGCGTGAAATTGTCGCACCCCTTGACACAAGGTCGGCGGCAATCTTCAAGCCGGATTGCGCTTCAAGCATCTTCCACGTCAAAGTATTTGTTTCTTTGAGTGGGAAAAGGGTTGGATAATAGTAATCTTTGAGGTCGTAAGTGCGGATTACGGCTTCCATGTCCTTTTCATTCAACCCAACCATCAATGATTTTTGCATATCGGTTTGCTTTTAGGGGTTACACATAAGCGATTGTCTTTAATGCCGACTTGATAGCGGCATTTACTATGGGTGCGGTTGCTTCTCGCACAACGCCGATAACCCATGCACTTACAAACAAGTTGTCGCCATCCTTGACATCTTCATTCGACCCGGCTATTGCAACCGGGGTCACTTTCAATGTCTTGTTTGCTCCACTCGATTCAAACGCACAAGTTCCAGCCTTGACGGCCGCACCAAGGGTCGTTCCAACGGTGATAACATCCTTTGCCGGGTCTGACTTGTCAATTGCCGTTATCTGCTGACCATTGCAAGCATCGGTTGCGAACCTGTCACCAACTTTGAAGTGGTGTCCTTTGGCAACCTCATACGTGGTTGCGGCTGCATTCGCTTCCGTCAATATCTGTGCGGTCTTGCAGACTTCAAACAATCCATCAGAACCAACGCCAAGGGGTGTTCCCTCGAACAACCCCGTGCCACCCAAATTTGCGACCTTGACGGTAACGCCACCGGGTATATCTGCAACACGGTGAAGAATACACTTCACAACACGGTTGTCCTTTTTACGGTCAATTCTCAATCCCATTGTTTTGATGAATTAGGTGTTAAACATCTTTGCCCGTGAACACGTTGTTTTCGGGCTTTTGGCTGTTAATGAAATCGGCAACGCCTTTTGAAATACCGCTTTCTTCCTTTTGGGCGAATAGCGGGCTTCCGCCGGAATTGCTCAAATCAATATCAGCCTTGTTTTGATTTGCCGTGGCAATGTCCTTTTCCTTTTCCGCCAAGTATTCGTTGAAGTCATCGTCCGTGTCGAACTTCATGCGGGCAAAGTCTTTCAAGGTTTGGTTCTTGAAATTCTCATCCTTGCAATTCGCCAACTTTTCGTTCAATGATTGAAGCCTTGACTTTGCAATGTTGTCACGCTCATAGCCTGACAACTTTTCTTGAAACGGCTTGACGGCTTCCGCAACGGCTGCTTTGACCACTTCTGAAATATCGTTCGGGTCGGGCTTTGGGTCGCCGGGTTCAACCTTTTTGCCCTTATCCACGAAGTCATACTTCTTTTTCAAGTTCGTTTCAAAGGTTTTGTTGCTGTCGGACACTTCCTTATCCACATCGGCGCGATACTCCTTGACAAATTCGCCCACTTGCGCATCGGTGAGTTTATCCACAAGGGCTTTCGCTTCATCTTCGGTTGCGCATTGTAACGCAAGTGAACGTGCCAATGCTGTCAAACCGTCCTTTCGCACGCCTGAAAACTTTGCAATCAGTAATGCTATAATTCTTTCTTTCATTCCGATAATCTTTTTATAAGTTCACAAATCATGCGTAAAAGTAATGTGTTTTACTATAATACACCTTAAAACGCATATTGACTTATCCTTGATTTATCCACATTTTGCATTGCAAGTGCATTTTACGCCTTTGCAAATGGTTGTTTTACTGAACAAAATAACTACTTTTGCATTGTATTATAGTAATTCAAATAAAGCAATAAGAAGATGACAGAATCAGCCGCTAAAACCGCAATGCGCTTGGGTGCGGACGTGCGCATTGCATCGCACATCGAATCAAGATTGAAAGACCCAAGACAACTTGAAGAAGCAATCAGAATGTTCTATGCCGGAACATTGCCGTATGAACTCGTTTATAATTCGGACAATCTCATTGATTTGGAAACCGTCAAATCACAGCTTATTAAAAACCTTATGAAACGCAATCGCCGTTAGCCATGATGCAATTGCATTGCACGGTTATACATTTGCAATGCAAAGTTATGCAAATAAAAGAAAAGAAAAGAAAAGAAAAAGATATAGTAAAGAGAAAGTATAAAGAGAAAAGCGGACACCGCTTTTCACGCTCCACATGGGCAAAAACAAGGTTGTCGAAAAAATAAATCAACTTTTTTTGCGGATAGCACGGATAAAAGCGTTATCTTTGTACGCAAAAGATAAAAGCATGATTGTAACATTCGACAAGGATTATCTTCGTGAACTCTATGAAACGGGAAAGGGCGACAAGAAACACCGCTTCCAACCTGACATCATAAAGCGTTACAGAAAAGGCATTGACCTTATCAAAAGCGCAAACAAGGTTGAAGATTTGTTCCTGCTCCCATCCTTGCGTTACGAGGTCTTGAAAGGCGACAAGGCGGGCATTTCATCCATAAGGGTGAATGACCAATACCGAATCGAATTTACCGTGTCAGAAGAAGAAAACGAAACGATTGTTTACATCTGCAACATCTTGGAATTGTCAAACCATTACAAATAATTGCGTTATGGTTACTGTTAAAGGAATAGACCCAAAAATGATTGCCAACAACTTAGAGCCTTACGAACCCACCCATCCGGGCGAATTGCTCAAAGACGAAATAGAATGCCGGGGCTTGTCACAAAAACAACTTGCGGCGGATATGGGCGTGTCTTATACTGTCTTGAACGACATTGTGAACTGCAAACGACCCGTAAACACAAAATTTGCGCTTTTGTGCGAAAAAGCAATGGGAATCCCGGCTTATATGCTTTTGCGGCTGCAAGCCGATTATGACATGATTACAACAAAGCGTGATAAGTCTTTTTTGGAACGCCTTGCCAACGTAAGGAAAATTGCGGCGGTATTATAAACTTAATGGATGAAAATATGAAGAAATTTATTCGTGCTTGCATTACTTGCATAATTGCAGGGATTGCCCTTGTCGGATGTTCAAAAGATGATGATTTCGTTTCAACTTATTCCGAAAGGCAAGAAAAGGCATTTGCATTGTTCAATGGAACTTGGGCGGACATTCAGTTTTCAAACCTTTCAGGCGGTGAATTAGGCGCCTATTGCCTGACCCAGACTTGATTGTGTTCGGCACTCATTTCGACAAAGAAATAGAAGTTACCCGTGACGATTACATGAACGGTCAAGAACATCTTTATTATGCACAAGGTGAATGCACATATAGGGCATTTGATATTGTTGATGAAGTATATGAAGATATTGAATGCTATTATTTCATCAATTCGGATGCAGATTACATGGCTTTGTATGACAAGGAAACAAATCAACGGTACAAAGGTTTCGATATGGACATACAAAGTGAAACAAGAATTGTTTTGCATGACCCGAACTTGACTTTGCCTTATATCTTTGTTAAGCAATAAACAAAATTGGGCTTCAAGCCCTTTTTGTTTGCAAATAAGTGTTTTATAGTAAAACAAAATTCAGATAATCCGCTAATTTTGCGGTGAATTTTGTTGCCGTTTCAATTATTCTTGCTACTTTTGTAGTGCGTTACATTCTACAAGGCGGTGGCAAGAACCGCAAACAATCCGTTGGCGGTATTTTTATACCCTGACGGCAAACATATCGGCATTGTACCCCCGTGGAAATCTGTAATGGAAATCCTGCCTTGTAGGTGTAACGCAACGGGAAAGGCAATGCCGTTTTTCTATTGCCTGCAAACTTTCATAAAAGCGTTACAATGAAAGAAGCAATTAAAATCTTTGAGAATGCCCAATTCGGGCGAATCCGCACTTCAATAAGTGCAAATGGCGAACCATTATTTTGCCTTGCCGACCTTTGCAAGGCTATTAATGTCGCAAATCATCGCAACGTGGCAAAGCGTATTGATGAAGATGGTGTCCGCCGAATGGACATCACCGATTCTTTGGGTCGAAATCAACAAGTTCTTTTCGTAACAGAACCCGGAATGTATGAAGTATTGCTTCGTTCCGATTCAGAAAAGGCAAAGCCGTTCCGCAAGTGGGTATGTAGTGAAGTGTTGCCAAGCATACGCAAGTCGGGCGGCTACATGGTTGCCCGACAAGACGAAACGCCGGAACAAATCATGGCACGGGCGTTGATGGTGGCAAAGGACACAATCGACCGCCAACAAGCGGCATTGAAGCAATCCGAAAACAAGAACTACTTGTTGCAATGCCAAAATGATGCTTTAACTTCAATGAATGAGGGTCAGCAACGGCACATCAAGGCTTTAATGCCCGGTGCGACATTCGCCAAAGCCGTTGAAACGTCCGAACATTCCATTTTGGTTGGCGAACTTGCCCGTATCATCAAGCAAAACGGCGTGGAAATCGGACAAAACCGCCTTTTCCAATGGATGCGTGATAAAGGCTACCTTTGCAAAAAGGGCGAAATGTACAACCAGCCCACGCAAAAAGCCTTGCAAATGGGTTTGTTTGAACTCAAAAAGACGGTGATAACAAAGCCCAACGGCGATTCCCTTGTCACCACCACAACCAAAGTGACCGGAAAAGGGCAAATCTACTTCGTGAACAAGTTTCTTTTTGACGCTATCAACCAAGCGGAATTGGCAAAGCAAGCCGCACAAGCAAAGAAAGGGGGTGCGCAATGACCGTCAGCAAACAGACTGAAAATTTCATTGACTGCATGAAAACCATGCAGGAACTTTACACGAAAGTATATAAGTCGCTCAATGAAATATACAACGTGGATGATACGGAACGCATCATTGCCGACCAATTCATCATGGAATTTGACGCGCTCGAAAAGCGGATTGAAAACCTTGTCATTTCTTCCATGAAAGAAAGAATGTCTTGGGTCGATTCACAAGAAATTTGACTTAATGCAAGGGGCTGCATAAGTTATGAAAAACTTGTGCAACCCCTGCTTTATATTAGCCCCAATTATTTACCTTTGTACAACAAATTAAAATACAATAAGTTATGGATAAGAAGAAGCAAGAAATGATAATGGCTATTGCCAAAGAGTACGGTTTTGATACCTTTGAGCGGATTCCCGATTGGAAAGGTTATGAAGTTTATTCGCCCTATAACAAGAACGGCAAAATGCCCTTTATCGGACAACCCGTGTTCATCCTTGTTAAGCAAGGGCAAGCACGGGTCGCAACCGAAGAAGAATGGGGGCAATTCATCGAAAACCTGCCGGATTGATTCTTCATTGCCGTTTCTTTGTCGCTCCCGACACATAATGCGGATTACCCCTTAAATTATCCACACGCAAGATGCTAATTCCATAGACCAATGAAAAGCGTTTTGCGTATGCCTTGAAGTCTGTTATGACCATGCCGCATTGTGGGTCGTAAATTCTCATTGTGCCGTCTTTGAACCTTTCCATTGTTATGATATGCCCGCTACGGCGATTTTTCCATCCAAAATTTATGTGGTATCGACCGGGTGTTGAAGTCATGTCCTCAAATTCCGACATCATTACCTTGAACGTCTTGTTCTTTATCTTGTAGCCATCGACATATCGACCGCCCGCACGTTGTTTCTTTGGCACATTCCCGTTATCATCAAGCCATGCCTTTTCGGTGGTATAGGAAAGTTCATACGGGATATTTCCTTTTCGCTTCGTGTTTTGGTTGGCTTCCACATCATATCCACGCCGCCGCATCTCGTAAGCGACAACACATGATTGGCAATTTATGTGATAGCCGCCAAGCGTGAAATTCGGATTGCCTTTCAGCTCGTTTGCATCATCATGGTTCATCGCCGCCGCTTTGTGCATTCCAAGCGACTTTTCCATTTCATCTTCATTGTCGGCACGTGAAACATCATACTTGCCAATGATGGAATTTGCATCGGCTTTGGGCTTGTTGGCTTCATCAATAGCATCTTGAATCCGTTTCTTCAATTTATCCAACATTTCCTTGCATGAAGCCTTTGTCATTATCCATTCTCTCTTGTCACTTGTGATGGTGGCAATAAGTTCCAACATATCGGTGACATCAATTTTGTATTTACGGGCATCCTTGATTGCTTGGGTGGCATCTGCAATGAAATTATTATATTCTTTCATTGCAGCATCAACACGACCTTGTAAAACCGAAATGGCATTGACAACGCCGGACGGATTGCGTTTTTGTATGGCATCATCAAGCACAAATGTATTTAGCCCCCATTCGTCACATAATGTGCGGATTGAGGATATTTGCGGCTTTAATTGGTCAAGCTGCTGTTGTACCGGGTCAATTTGCTTCTTGGTTTCAAAGTTCAACCCTTTGGATAACTTGCCGTCCGTGAAGTTGTCTTTGATGAAATAAGGCGTGGAACTCCAATTTGCTTGCGCTTCTTCATGTTCCTTGACCCACTCTTTGAAGCCGTCCGGCACATCGACAACGACATTCTTTGCTTCCAAACGCTTGTATTGAGTGCCACGCAATGCCGCTTTGAGGTCGCCCAACTCGTTTTCATCAAAGGTTTCTTCATCCATCAGGATTGGCACGGCGTAACACATACATTGCGGGTGCCAGCCCTTGAACTTGAAATGCTTTGGATAACGCCCTTTCAGCTTCTCGCAAATGTCACACTTGCACAAAGGTTCATGGTTAGACCTTTTGACCTCAAACCCCACGACAAAATCAAGGCTTTGCCAACGCAAATAATCGCTTTCACGGTATGCCATATTGATTTCAGACCGTGTAAGCCGGGCGGCATTCTTTGCGCTTGACCTGTAAACACCACGTCCGGGGTGGAATGCCCTTGCAGCCTTTGACAACACAAGGTTGCCCCGCTTGTCACGCACACGGCGGAACAATCGGTTGGGGTCTTTCAGGTTCTGCCGGACATCCCGTGAAAGTTGTGCCGCACTTCGACCCTCACCCAACCCGGCATCAAGGGCGGCTTCAAGTTGTTCACGGTATTGCCCAACATACTTCCAAATACGTTGTGAAAGGTTCATTCCCTCAACCTTGCGCCCCTGAAAGGTTTTCAAGGCATCCAAATTTTGGTCTTGCATCTTTTTCAATTGCGCCTTGCTCAACTTGGATGTATCAAGTATTGAAGAAATGAAGCCATCATTCTTGCTGCAAGCAAACAACCATTGCTTCTTTGACCCCGTTTCAATGACCGTTGTAATGCGGCTTGCAAGTTGCTTGGTGACACTTTGCATAACCGCCTTGACACTTGGGTAATCATCGAAAGAAAACGGCTTGTCGGGGTCATATTTGCCCTTTGCCGCCGCCCTTGCTATTTCGGCGGTCGCCTTGTCAAACAAAGCATCAACGGCTTGCGTGTATTGCTCCGTTTGCCTGTAATGTGCGGCATCGAATGTCTGCACCGAAAATCGCTTTACTTTCTGCCTTTTAGCCATTGCCCCTTAATTTGAAGTGTTCGCATTGAGGGTCTGACAAGAACTTGCTATATTTCCCCTCTTTGTGGAAAGGGCATTTGCACATGAACAATTCACCTTTCCAATTCCTTTCGTGCCAATCGCATGAATGCGCACAATCCCGGCATTGATGTTTTGGCGTTTCAATGACTTTCCTTTTCATCACGCATCCATTTCAAGTTGTGGTTCGCCGATTATGAATGAATTTTCGGTTGTCGCTTGGTCTTTCAACTTCTGCATGGTCAATTCAACATTGCTTGAAAGTCCGGCTTTCTCGACCGATTCTTCTTGCGATATGACGGGCTTGTTGCCATTAGCCGTAAGCCAATAGTTCAATTCGTCAATCTCACTTGTAAGCATATACGGCACAATTTCGGGTTCAATGGCAATTGTTTCACAATCCGTTTCCAATGCGTTGTTCATCTTGCCGATATAGGCAAGAATGACATTCACACGGCGTTGCAAATAATCATCGAAGATTTCCCGTTTGTCTTGAACTTTTAGATGGGCATCCATGAAAAGCAACTTCAATGCAATGCCGCTTATAGCCCCAAGCCCCTTGACTGAATCAAACGAAATATCCGGCGTTTGGGTGATTGTATAAATCATCTTCAAAAGGGTTTCAATCTCCAACTTGACGGCTTCCGGGGCTGACTGCCAAGACACATATTGCATGGTTGCACCATCTTCACCCTCAATGACTGCACCGCTTTCGCCTTTCTTTGCCCATCCTTTGATTATGCCCGTTGTGAATATCTTGGGGCTTGCGTGATAGTCGTTTGTATCGGCAAAGTTCGACAACAAGGTTTCCAAACGGTCAATCAGTTTATCCACATCTTCCGTTTCAAACTTGGGTTGGTGTCCGTAAATCACGGGGATTTTGCCTATCGTGATAGGCTTTGGATAGCCCGGTGCGGCTTCATAGCCATTTTCCCCATTAATCCACAACCAATGTTCTTTGTCTGTGAATGTTTCAAAATAATCAACGGCATTTTCCCCGGCATCCTTTCGGCTGAAAGACCGTGAAAAGGCTACCATGTCGCCCGTTTCGTCAAAATAGGGGTAAAGGGTATCACCATAAGCGGGCGAAAACAAGGCACAACGCAACTTGTGTTTCGACTTGAAGCCATATTTAGAATTGGGCTTATCTACCGTGTACCAATACTCCGCGCATTCCTTGTAGCCGAAAATGGAACGACCGATTTTGCGGTTCAATGAATTGCATTTCACATCGTACAATATGCGGTTCAAGGCAAAGACAATCGCCGCTTCATTGTCATTGGATGGGGTCGCATTGTAATTGATAGGGTTGCCGAAACAGAAAGACACGGCACGGTTTATTATCAACCTTTGAATGGCAAGGGCAATTCTTGCAACCTTTTCCGTCCTGTAATTGGTACTTTCACCATCCACCGTGATAATCTTTTGCGCCGATTCCGCTTCATCGTCGGCATCAATCTTCACCCGTTTATCCTTGCGAATAACCGGGTCGTTAATATCATGCAACTTGGGGTTAAGTGCCTTTTCTGCACGCTCCACATCAGGTTGTGGAATGAAACGGCAAGACTTCAATTCCGAAATCACATCATTTGCCGTTGCTTTCTTAAAAATTTCGTCAATTGGCATATCGTTCTTGTTTTATAGTGAAACACTTTAATATCCAAAAAGCCCCGCCACATCCGATTTGCGGTGGTTTGCTCTTTTTTCGATTGTTCCCGTCAATGCGTCCGGGGCATCATCATGTTCATTTTGCCCGGCTTTCAAATAGCCGCATATCGCCTTGGCAAATTCAGGGAATAGGGTTTTCCAGCCTTGCGGCATGAATGTAAGGTTCTGCACCATTGCCGAATGTTGGTATATCCTCGTATCTTTGTTTTCGGTTTGGTGAAATGCCGTGAATGCCGTTTTGCCGTTGCCCATAAGTCGGCATTGCTTTTCAACATTGTTCTTGAAAAGGCGACCGCCGTTGTTCGCTTCGACAATGCACAAGGCAACGCCATGTTTGGTCAGCATCTTTGCAAGTGCGGGTTCTGTGTACTCAACCGGGCGTGTCGTATAAAGTACATCCACAACATAATTGGCAACATCCGTTTCATCATAGACAATGGCGCACAAATAATCTGCGCCCGTGTCCGCCGTATCGACATAACATTTCCGCTTGACGTACTTTGTCGCCGGGCGAATGGTGTATTCAACAAAGCCGCTTTCGTACATAAGTCCGGCACGGGGTTGGGGGGCTTGTTGATAAAGGGATTCAAACACTTGGGGATTGCGTTTGCGTATCGCTTGCAGCTTCTTTAAGCTGTGTCTTTCTTCCCAAAGTGCTTCACCCTCTTTTCGGGGGTCATACTCTGTCGGCTTGCCCTCTTTGATAGCCTTGTAAACGACAACAACCCACCCATCGGGATTGTCTTTGGGGTCATATACGCCTTGTTGCCGTAACAATGTACCCGCCAAATCATCTTCATGCCATCGTGTAAAGACAATGAGTTGTTGGGATTCATTGTGAAGTCGGGTTTCCGCAACCGTATCGTACCAATCCGACACACTTTCACGGACAATGGGCGACCATGCCGTTTTTGCGTCCTTGTAAATATCATCCATGATAAGAATATCAACGGGTTCACCTGTCAAAGCACCGCCGACACCAACCGTCTTGAAGCTGCCCCGGTGTCCTACAATCTCGCATTCATCCGCATTGCGCAACCAAGACCCGGCAATCGTGGTCACATTGGCGGCATTAAGGTTGGTTTCCGGGAATATCTCGTGATATTCGGGGGTGTCGATTATCCTTTGGATTTCACGGTTGAACTTTCTTGCTTTGGGGGCATTGTAAGACACAATCGCCAACCGTTTTTCAGGGTCATTGCCAAGAAGAAAGGCGGGCAAACGCCTTGTTGAACCCTCGGATTTACCATGTTGGGGCGGCATGAACACCATCAATTTGCGGATTTTGCCTTGCGCAAAGTCTGTCAGAACCTTGTAATATCGGCGGTGAAAGTCCGCCGGGCGGAATGTGGGCATGGTGGCAAGGGTAAAACGCAACAAATCGGAACGGCTTTCACGAATAAGCCGTTCTTTCAATGCCTTACAATACCGTATCTTGTCAGCCCTTTGCGCCATTATTCTAACTTCCGTTGCAATTCCGCAATTTCATTATCCAATTCTTCATCCGACTTGCCCGCAAACAAATCCTTTCCATCCTTGCCCGTGACTTCCGTTGTCTGCCTGTTGCGCCAATGTTCCGGGTCGCCATTGGTAAGGGTGAATATGATTGCCGCCGTGTCCGCCTGAATGTGCTTCTTGGTGGTCGTTTGCTCCTTGATTATCGGCTTTGGGTTGCCCTTTTCATCCTTTTGCTTGCTTGGAATGGTCACAACCTTTGTTTCGGTCACTTCATAGCCTTGTATCTTCTTCAACAATGATTTCTTGGCTTCCTGCACAAAGAATTGCATCCGCTCATTCTTTGCTTGCTCAATAGCGGCGGCAAAGTCGGGATAATCATCAATCCATTGGTGATAAGTCTTGGGCGTGATACCCACTTGGCGGCATATTTCGGCAATGGTGAACGTGTCCGACTTGACAAGTCCGACAATCTTTTCAACTATTTTCTTACCGTATTTCGCCATGTTACGCCTTTTTTAGTCCATTTTTGTCACTTTCATTACTTTATTCTTTCAATTCACACTTAAAGCCCCTTTCTTGTAACTCATTGAATAACAAAGACAACTTGGTTACATCGCCGCATTCAACAATCAACCTTGTATCAATCACCTTTTTGCCGGGGCTTTCTTCTTTATTCTCGTTTTCATCTTGGGCATCCATAGCAATGCCCCAATCTTCCGGGTCAAAATCGAACTTTTCCGCTTCCTGCATTATCAAGTCCGTGTCAAAAGAAAGGTTCGCTTTGCTTGTGGCGTTGTCCGCAAGGGCAAGTTCACGCCCCTTTGCCGAATCAAGGTCAATATCTTTTCGCTTGACCGCCACAAGTGAATTGCCGTCAGTTTCAACAATGATAACATTGTCAAAGCCAATGTCGGCGGCTTTTTCGGCTGTCTTGTTCCCGGCGATAATGCGGTTGTTCTTGTCGATAAGGATTGACCGACCAAGCCCAAATTCCCGTAAGGATTTATCCATCAGGTGTTCGCCAAACTCCGTTCCCTTGTTGAAATTCTTATTGTCCGGGATAAGGGTTTCAATACTCGCTTCGATTATTTTAGTAGCCATGACAACACGGAATGGATATTGAACAATACACAAACAATCAAGGCTACCAAAGCCCCGCAAAGCGCACCAATCATGGTGAAGATAAAGTCCATCAATTCAACCGTGCCGTGACCTTTGGAATCCCACCATTCTTTGATTGCTCCGGCAAGGCTTCCGGCTACAAAACCGACCAAAGCCCCAAACAAGATACCTACAACAAGCGCAATGACAAAGCCGACATAAAAATGTTTCCGTTTATCGGGTTGTTTGGCGGCTTCTGCAAGGTTTTCCCATGTTTGAATGATACTTTCCTTTGCCTTTCCCCAAAAAGCCAAAATACGGGCTTTTAACGGGGCTTTTTCAAAGACCATTTCGCCCGAAACAAAGACGGGCGGTTGTGTTTTCCCCGAAAGGACACCAAGCCACACTTTACCGCCGAATAAAATGTTCATTCGTTCCTTGAAAGTCGGCTTCCAACAAGAAACACATTGTTTGCCGTCATTCCACACGTGCAATGATGAACATTCATTGTCTGACATGGTGGACGGCTTTTGCAATACCTTTGTGGATTGCGGAAAATCAATTGGTTTCATCTGCTTTTGAATTTAGTTTGCAATGCAATTGCAAAATTAAAGGGTGTGTTACTATAACACACCCTTTTGCAAAAAAAGTTAAGCATAAGTTATCCAACTTTTACCTTGATAGGCAAGCCCGAAAACACCCATGCAAGCAAAGCCGCATCACGCCCATCTTGGTTGGTGCGCCCGGTCAAGCCTGTAAATGAAGCCAATTCTTCTTGGGTAATCTTTCGGTCTTTGCCTTTCCAACACTTGACCAACGGGGCGTGTTCCAAGACGTTGATTCCGTAATGCTTGCACATTTCGATAATCTTGCGCCCTGTTTCATGGTTCGCCCCGACATCCTTTGCGATTTTTTCCGCTCGGTGTCCTTGCGCTTCATGGAAATTGCTTTTCTTGACCATCCATCCGGCTTCAACAACGACAATCAATGTTTCGCCTTTGTCAATGCCTGTCTTTTTGCAGAATTGCAAGTAATCCATCAATTGCGGAAAAGCCAAGTTCGACACTTCCAATTGCCGTGTTGTCGGTTTGAGGAACGCCACGCCCGATTTTCCTTTGTCGGGGTCAATGGCAATGATGTTATCATATTTGCACCTCATATCGCACGCAATTAGAATGGCAAATCATCATTCGCATTGTCGGATGGTTGGGGTTGTGCTGCCGTTGCGCCTTGCTGTTGGCTGTTGGATTCACCTTTCAGACCGCACAAGGTTACTTCATTCGCATTGACATTGACGGCGATTTGGGTGTTGCCGTGCTTGTCTTGATAGGTCTTTAAGGACAAACGCCCCCGGACAAACACTTTGCATCCCTTTTTCAAGTATTGCGTAAGCCCGCCGCCATCACCATACCAAAGGACGGACACCCACACCGTTGATTCTGTCACAACCCCTTGTGCATCCTTTTTCCTTTCGGAATGGGCGACATTGAATGACACATACTTTTTGCCGCTGAAATCCTTGATTTCGGCATCATTCCCGATATTGCCAATTACTTCACATTGAAACATATACGTTTGTTTTTAAGTTATACAAATACATTCCTTTTGTTATGCAAGTGCATTGCATTTGCTTGTCAATACGCTTTGTTATGCCGGATTGGGCGGCTTTCGTTGTAGCGCATCTTTTGCATAATGTGCCACCACAAGTCTATATCCAAAGACTTTGCCCATTCATTGACATACGCAATACCGAATTGAATGCGCTTTTCAATGCCTATCACGTCACGGGAAAGACCCTTGCACAAGGCAAATGCGTTTTCGGTAAAGCTGAACTTGTCGAATGCCCGGTAATATCGGCAAGGCTTCATTTTCTCGAAGTCAATTCCCAATGCCCCGGCAAGGTCGAAAAGGCGAATGGCGACATCCGCCATTTCATCTTCAACGGTGTTCTTTACTATTGCTTCAAACGCATCTTCAAATGCTTTGCCTTTCCCCATGTCCTGTTTGATAATCAGCTTTGCGCCGACCCCTGCTTTGTTACGCTTGCGGTCAGCTTCCACCATTTCGGCGATTTCGGTAATCACAAGCATCAAACAATGTTCGTTGCTTCTTTTTTCATCCCAAAAGCCGTGTTTTACGGCATTGGAATGCACTTTTTCGGTCAAATCGTTGTAAGTCATTTCTTGAAGTTTTATATGTTAATAATACCCGGTCAAAACAATTTTGGCGTGAAATGCGATAAGACTTGTTCTTTTGCCGCCTTGTAAAAGTCTTTCTTAATTTCAAATCCATAACCCTTTCTTTGTAGGTTTGCCGCCGCCAACAATGTTGTTCCACTTCCGGCGCAAGGGTCAATAACCACATCGCCGGGGTCTGTGAATATGCGAATCAACCGTTCAAGCAATGGGACGGGCTTTTGGGTCGGATGCACTTTGGGTGTTTCGTTATCCCTTATCCAATCAAAGCAATTAAAAACCATCCTGCCATCATTATTGAATTTGGGTAATTTGTCACGGTACAACAATATCCCATATTCACAATTGCCAACGACTTTCATATTTGCTTTCAACACTTGTGCGGAAAAGTTCTTTCGGAAAACAAGGTTGATGTAATGGTTAAAACCATATCGTTTGCCAAGTTCTATGTATTTGAATTGTTGTTCAAACTCGCAAAACACAATCATGCAAGGGGATTTCCCCGGTTGTTTAGGCTCTTTTATAAGCATCTGCGAACAAAAGTGCATAAATTCAGCCGGGCGAAAATCCTTGTCCGTATCGAAAAACTCCTTACCAGCCTTTTCCGATTCTCCGTTTTTGTTATCCCCATCGACATACCATGCCGGATTACTTGCATAAGCATTGACCCCCAAATTATAAGGCGGGTCGGCAATGATTAATTGCGCTTTCGGGATTCCATAAACTTTGAAGTTTTGGAAATGGTCATTGAATAATTCTATATTCTTCATCGTCTGTCGGTTACAATATCAAACACCGCCTTTGTTAAGTTTATGTCATATAAGGCATTGTGCAATGATTCACTTTCGACATCAACGCCAAGCGTTTTGGCGACCGTGGATAACTTGAAATTCTCCATGTCAGGGCGGCGGGTCGCAAGATATGCGGATGCAAGCACCATCACATCAATTGTGTTCGACCAAAACCAAGAACCAAAGTATTGGTCGCCGTTCTGCAAGAAGAATCCACGCAAAAATTGATTGTCGAAAGCCGCATTGTTATAACCGACCAAGAAGAACTTGTCTTTCTTGTTGTACTTATCGACATACTTTTCAAGCATCGCAACAAATTCGGAATATACTTGTCGCATTGGCGGGTATGCCAACACTTGTTCACGTGTTACCCCTGCAACTTTCAAGGCTTCATCTTCGATTATCGCCCTTGGGTTTGGTTGAACGTGAAAGTCGAATTGTTCTTTGGAAACACCATCAATCACGATTTCACCCGATATTTGATGGATTCCATTCTTGCCGGGATTTACCCCGGTCGTTTCAAGGTCAAAAAATAGTAATTTCATTGCTTTTTGTTTTATAGTGAAACATTATTTGCTAAATCTTCGATAACCATTGTTCCCAAATTCGGCTTGCAACTTGTGCCATCATCACGGGCGGCACGGACATTCCGCACACATAATGGGGTTTATTACCCGCAAAATTGTAGTCTTGTGGAAATGTTGCAATTGTCGTCACTTCTTGGGTCGAAAGATAAAACGGTTTATCATAATGCACCGTTGAATCTTCTTTTCCCGTAAGAGTATTGCACACACGGTCAAGGAATGCAAATTGCGTGTTGAATGTCAATCGCCGTCCATAAAGCCTTGTTGTTACATCACCAAAATCATCATCGGTCGGCAATCTTGATTCCCATCTTTTCCGCATCTCCTTTGATTTTATTTCACGACCAACGCCCGCAACGACATCGGAAAACATAATTGGTGCTTCTTTGAAGTCAAGGTCTAATTTCGGCACATCATTGAAAAGGCTTTGCATCACCAAAAATGGGGTTGCAAGGTCTTTCCGTAAACAGATAAAGAAAACCCGTTCACGCCGTTGCGGAACACCCATCTTTTGTGCATCAAGCAACCAATGTTGGCAATAATACCCGGCATCCTCGAAGCCCTCGTATATCCGTCTTACATAATCCTTGGCTTCACCAAGCAACAATCCCTTGACATTTTCGGCGACAACGACTTTGGGTTGCAGCTTCTTTGCAAGGTCTATGAAGTCGAAAAACAAGGTGTCTAAAACTTGTTCGGCTTGCCCCTCTCTAAACTTCTTCATTTTGCCCCAACTTTTTTCACGCCCGCAATTCACACCAGCCATCGAAAATGTAGAACAAGGCGGCGACCCGTCCAAAATGTCAAGATTGTACAATTCGGGCGGTAAATCCGTTCTATCCTTGAATGTCTGTATCGGTTCAAGGAAAGGGAACTTGGGGTTGTGGTTCTGACAATATGCGTACATCATGCGGTGGTCTATCTCATTGCACCCGATTACATCGAACCCGGCAAGTTTGTAACCCATAGAACTGCCCCCCCCACAAGCAAAACATGAAAAGACCGCCCCTTTGTCTTTGGTGAAGTGGGCATCTTTCAAAGTCCAACGATAATCGAATTTATGCGGTTTCATTTGTTTTATTCAATATATTGTTTACCCTTGTCGCCATATCCCGGAATTGCGGATTGTACTTGAAATCATCATCATACTTCCGCAATAAATGAAGCATCGAAGAATGGTCACGGCGAACATACTTGGCTATCTGTGTCAGTTTCATTTTTCGCTTGCGGCAATGATACACGAATATCATCCGGGCAAACACCCCGTCACGCTTGCGCGACTTGGTGATATATTGATTGAAGCGTAACCCTGTCACTTCATGGATTGCATTTTGTATGCGCAAGATTGCCTTGTATTCATCATTTAGAATGATTATGTTTGATTCAAACAATACATCCTTGCCCGTGCGGTTGGCAAAATCAAATTCTATTGAAGCCCCGGTTGAAGTAGTCCAATTATCCATCATGTAGATTGCATCACACGAATGCAGCATTTCAATATCCTTGCATAAATGCTTTATCCATTCTTCATGGGTCGCAAGACCATTCTTTAACGGGTTTATCACTTCAAAGCCAAGTTCCGTCAATAAGGCTTCCGCATCTTCAAACCTTTGTTCGGCTTCCTTATAAGGCAAGCCGCTTATCTTTCCTGAAATGTATATCCTCATGGCTGCAAGTTCTTTTGATGGTTATGCAAAAACTTATTCACGAAATACACTTGACCCTTGCCCGTTACCTTGGTCGTGTTGGATATAAGAGTGTCGCCATTTGGCTTCTGAATGGTTGTTTTCTTTATCTCGAACAAGCCCATTTCCATTGCCTTTTGGGTCGGTTGATTGTACCTTTCACCATATTGGCACAAATAACCGTTGTCACGCACCCATTGGAAAAGCCGCTTTTCGCCCGTCTGAACACCGTTTTGGCATATTATCTTGGCAAGTTTACCTTGCGAATCATAGTAGGTTGATTCACAAAAAGTTTGGCGGTTG